CAAAGTGAGTTGATTATGCTGTGTGTTAATAGTCTTGACTTGTTTGTCAAAGTGAGTTGATTATGCTGTGTGTTAATAGTCTTGACTTGTTTGTCAAAGTGAGTTGATTAACACACAGAGCAATAGTCTTGACTTGTCTTACGAGGTGTAGTTCAGTAACACCTGGGCCAAAGCGTCCAGTTTGCCCGCCAGGTTAGCCTCACGCCAGGCGGGCAGGTCGACCCCCGCGGTATACCAAAAGCAGACTGCCTGCACCATGCCGTCAAACACCCGTATCCAGCCCGGGTATTCGTCCCACACCGGCGCGTCTTCGCCCCAAGAGCGGGCCACTTCGGTAACCAACACCGGCAGGCCGCCCAGCTGCGCCTGGTACAAGAACAGCCTAAAAGTGGTCCAAGCGGTTTGGTTGTCCCACTGGTCGAGCGCCACCCCGTCGTAAAACGGGTAGCTGTTCAGGCCCCAGCCCACCAACATCGTGTCGCTGTGGTGGGCGGCTGCTAAGGCTGGGACGTCTTTTAGCTCGGGTCCCCCGGTACCGAACACGGTGGGGACCAAAGCGTCTATGCCCCGCCGTTCAGCCCGGCGCACCGCCGCCGCGACCCAGGCCGCCGCGTACTCGGCATCTGGAAAGAGGCACTCGTTGCTTAGCACTAGCCAGTCATAGCGCACGAGTTCTAGGTCGACCACCGCACGATCGACCCACTCACTGGCGCTGCGTTCAGGGCCCATATTAAAGAATGGGCAGTCCCCGATAAAAGGGCGGGCCAGCACTAGCCAGCCCGCGTCATACAGTAGGTTGGCGGTCTGTGGTGCGCCATACACGGTGGCGGTTGGCAGCCGTCCGGCCTCTTGTAGCTGTCTCCCGAAGCGTAGCAACTCGTCCCGGTTAGCCCCGGGGTCGACATGCACACCCCACGCGGTATCGCACGAGTACGACAAAAACACCGTACCGCCATACACCACCGCGCCCCAACCTTCGAGCTCGTTACTGGCGCGCACGTAAGCCCACACATCACCATCGTGCTCGACGGGCTCAGACAGTACCCACACCCCTGCCCCGCGCGGCACAGTACCCAGCCACGCCTCGTCCACTCCAGGGGCCACCCGCAGGTTAAGGTTAACCAGTGCTCGGCCCGGACATAGCCGGTCGGGCGGTGGCAGCGTAGGCCCGGGTGTCGAGGTAGGTAGTGGCCCTACCTCGACAGTCGGCGTAGGCCACGCTACCGTCGCTGATGCCACCGGCGCTGGCGTCGCGCTCGGTGTCGGCGTTGGTAACGAAGCCGAGGTGTACTGCCAGCTACCATCTTGGTACAAACACAGGAAAGGGTCGCCCTCTCCCCCGGCCCATGCCTGAACCGCGAAAGACACCACCGCATAACACACCGCCCCCAGTATAAACCAGCCTACCCGACGAGTCACAGCTTAAGGGTCTCTTCGAGGCTGACTTCCACCGGTGGCTGGGCCGCCGCTTGCTGTAAGGCTTCCAGCACACGCTGCACCAGTTCGGGGTCTACGTCGCGTTGCAGAATGGCCTCGGCCAAATGCTCCGCTAACACCACTAGCGGGTCAGTGGGCTCGTCCACTGCGCTCTTAAGCGATCGGGCCACAGCCTTAGCGCGCACTACGACGTGCTCCAGCCCCAACGCCCCCAAAATGCCAAACACCAACACAACCAGGGCCGGAACGCCCAGGCTAAGCGCCGCCTCTAAAACGGTTATTGCGTTCTCGTGTAACTCCACTGTATTGCTCCTCTATCCAAACCGGTTATGAATTTGTTGGGCGAACCGCCAGCGCGGGTGCCCTTTGAGCCAGGCCGCCAATTCGGAAGCCGAGATATCAAACAGGTCGGCGAACTCGGCATCGGTGATGCTGTGATCATTGAGCCAGGTGCCCAATACAGCCACTTGTGCCTGGGTGAATGGCTCCTCTGGTGCGAGAGGATTGTCGCCGTCGCCCTCGTTGACCATAACACGGATTAAGACCACGCCCTCGGCGCGGTCTGCGTTGATCTGGCTCATGGTGGCGGTAGGGGCGATGACCCAGGCTACCGCGACGTTTTTTGCGGGCCAGGGTATGATCTCCATACTGTTGCCTACGCCGCCAGTCAACACGCCCACGCGGCCCAGGCCAACATTGGTCACCGACCCCACGCTAATCACCTGCTGCCAGGGCCCGCCGTTGAGCCGGGCCCACATTTGCCGCGCCCGGCTAGCTGGCGCGTCCTCGGTTGGTGGCAAGTCTTCGCGCACAGCCGGGTACGCCGTTTCTAAGCCAAGCGGTTCGCCCGACGTCCACTCGGACAGCACGAACCCCAGTTCGGTACCTAAGGGTTGTTGCTGAAACCGCTGTGCGAACGCGATAATCCGTTCGAAGTCAAACGCCATTCGGTTGCTCCTATTGCCCTAGAAGGGTGATTGCCCGCCCCGCCCGCGGTGCGCTGGGCGTCAAGGCGGTATCGTACAGGAAAGACGGTCGCGTGATCAAATTGGACATTTCCCCGGCTGTGCCCAACGTGTGGATCTTGACCGTAGTCTTGTCCAGGTACGTGGCCGCAGAGCTATATGTCCCTGCTAGATTGAGTGTCCCTGCTAGTTCGTAGTAAAGGGCCATTGTATCGCCCTTCCACTTAAGAATAAGTCGCTCACCCCCGGAGATCACAGCCCCGGCGTTAATCCGGATAGTTGCCACGCCCGCGATATACTCCCGCACAAAAAGGTAACCACCGCTCGTGACATCAATATACCACCCGTTCAGATCGTCTTGATACCCAAAAAAAGTGACGATTGAGCCCGCGCTGGGCAAAGCGTCCACCACAAACTCGATGTTTACTCCGTCTTGCCCCGCTTCATGCGTGCAGTATTGAGTCAAAGTACGCGGCCCAGGCAGCACAGCGGTCGCTATACCGTAGCCGGGACAGTTGGTGTCAGCGGGGATTTGAACCACGCTCACGTCATCGAATTCAGCATACCCCGCAGCCGCCGCTACAATACGCAGACCCAACACGGCATTATCGGCTACCCACGTGAAGCTGAACAATTGCCAGTCTGTTGAAGCCAGTAGCGTTTCGTCCAGATTTGACCCCGATATTATTCTTGGAGCCACTACACCGTCACCCCGCGCCGCACCTGTAATTCTGTATCTTTCTCCAGCCGTGAGAATTGACTGATACGCATACGGATTAGCTGTGCCATTGTAGGCCACCCGTAAACACTGTGCCCCCTCATACGGATCAGTAGTTTCTTTAGTCAGTGTGGCACTCAAACCAGCCGACCAATCCCCAACTCCCACCGCTTCCATATCGCCATCTGCGAGTAGCTCCGAGCCATCGACCGGAGTCACGGCGTAGGGGTTGATCCGGGTTACGCACATATCATCGAACTCACAATACTGACCCGCGCCAACGCACCGCGCCAAAAGCCACACCGCTGTACTGGTGGTACTCTCAAACGCTACAAAGATTTCTTGCCAGTCGGTGCTTGTAGTGCCCACCCACAGATCGTCTTGAGCCGCGCTATCGCCCCGGATTTCCGGCGCGACGTTGCCGTCACTGCGCGCCCGACCTGTGACCAAAAACCACTCCCCCGCCCGCAACACAGACTGAGCCGCGATAGGGCTGTTAAACCCGTTATAGGCCACTCGTAAGCACTGCGTCCCTTCATAGGGGTCGGTGCTCTCTTTGGTGAGCGTTGCCCCGTTCAGGGCGGAGTATGCGCTCGTATCGGCAGCTTCCATGTCGCCATCGGTCAGCAGTTCTTCAACCGGGAACTGGTGATTGCCCGTGCCGTCCAGGGTGTAGCTAATGATGTCGCCCCATGCGCCAACCACGTCGTCATCGACTACGTACCCCTCCGCTACCCGCACGACATCAAGAATGTCGGTGTAGGTGGCGTGTATTGTGTTGTCCACACCTACAATGAACTTGTCGGCAGTCAGCACAGCCTGAATAGTACACCCATCAGAAAGTACCGCATTAATCTGACCGAGAGCCTCAACAGCCGCGCCCCCGATCCGCTTGTACACTTGCAGGTTGTTGCTACCGGGTGCCGGGCGCAAGTACAACCCGTCATTCGGAGCACCGGCCCCGTAATCAGAAGCACTCAACCAGATCGCCGTATTCGAAACCGTAGGCATCGTGGTCAGTACGGCTGATACGTAGCAGTCCATTGTGTGATCAAACGGGCCATTCGCCACAAAGGTGAAAATCTCGGAGATGTCCAAATCACGGTGACCCCACATATCGTAATGGTTGCCCTGGATGGCGTCGGTCGGTGAGCCGGGCAGCCGAGCGTAGGCCACCTGGCTGACCAAGTCCTGGTCAGCCGCTACTGTGCCGCTCACCATGCCGTACATGGGATCGACGCCCCAGGTGGTCGCCATGACCCACAATAGCTCGCCGTTCGCTCTGAGCAAGTACGCCCCATAGTTGCGCAGCACAATAGCTAGGTCATCTCCGTCATCCCACGACGAACCAGGCATACCCGCCGAATACAGGCCCCGCGCATACAGCGCTACGCCACCCGAACCCGACCACATGCCATTCGCGCTGGCCACGTTTGCCGCAAAACCCGCCATCATCTTGGTCAGGGTGTCGGCGGCTTCGCCCAGAAAACAAGCCATCCCCGCCCGCGGTGTCAATGGGATCGGCGTGCCGCCGCTGTCGGACACGGCCAGCCAGCTATCGGCAAACGCAGTGTGCTGGTCCTTTTGGAGATGGCCCGCTACGATCTTAAAATCATCGTCGGCGTCCTGCTCCACGTCCCAGTACCCCTCGTGGTCCGCTGTGCGGGGCGACGCCAACGGCGCAGCCTCGGCCTCTGAGAAGAAATCCCGTACCAGGTAACGCAGCGGGGGCTCATCCAGAATACGGATCGTGTCAGCTACGTTCAGTGTGTGGCTCATTCTCTTCTCCTTCTATCGACTGGGCCGCGTCCGGGCGCACCAACATCAACGCCTCTCGCAAGGCCTCGACCCGAGTCTCCAGCTCACGCACAGCCTCATCCCGCGCCGCCAGCTCCTCGACCAGCGCTTCGTTACGCTCTCGAAGTGACACCACCTCGTCGCCGCGTCGTTTGAGGTCTTTAGACAGCTGCTCAATCTGGGCCTCTTGCTCGTCCAGTCGTGCGGTTACGGTCGCAAACTCCGCGACCAGGCGTTCGTGGTTTTCGGTCAAGAGCTCATGATTGCGCTCTAACAACTCATGCATCGCTTTGACCTGCCGCAAATCGGTTAGTTCCTCCTGCGCGCTTTCTAGCTGCTTCTCTTGTGAGTCCGACGTAGCGCGCAACTCGCCCGCCTCCTCCTTTAACGTGGTGTACCGGCCTTCTAGGGTGCCATGGTCGGCTTTTAACCGGGTGTACTTCGTTTCTAGCTCCGTTACCCGTCCAGCTGCTTCGCTGGCCGACTTGCGCATCCGCTGAACCGACCCCCAATAGGCCGACACACCGGTTAATACGGCAAAAACGACCGAGCCCAAGGTTTCAACGTCCACTGTCGTATCTCCTCCTATCGGCTAGGTACAAGTCAACTAGCAGCACTAGCGTCAATGAGTAGATGATGCCCGTGGCGTAGCCTGACCCTCGGCTGATAACCAACCATACTGCGATACTAACGTAAACCGCATAGGGCGCTGTAGCGATCACAAACACAACGTCCTCCTGCACAAAAACCAGCAACAGCATCGCGACGCCCATCATCGCGCCGCCGAACAGCGCGGCTGGGAAGCCCCTCTCAGCTATCCATCGCGCCACCATCGACCCTTCAATCGAGACCTGATACCCCAACAAGAACAACAATACCGCCGCCACTCGGCGTACCGGGCCCGCTCGTCCTACTAAGCTCTTCGACATCATGCCTCTCCTACGCAAAGCTTAGGCTAACGCCCAACAGATGGGCGTCCGCGGCCAGGCTGGTGCTTTCACCCGAGGGCAGTCGCTCTATACGAAGCTGCAACAAGTCGCCCGCGTCCCAGCCGGTCAGCGCGATCTCATTAGAGATCGTGTGCTCGTCGTTAACCGCTAATAGGGCGTCCTCGGTGAAAGCGTCGGTTGTACCCGCCGTACCTAACGCCTCGTCGTCGGCCACCACGCGCCACACCGCCCGCCATAGGACGTTATGCCCTACCGTGCCGCCCTGGGCGGTCCAGTACACCCGCACGGTGGTGGTTAGCCCTGACTGCGCTCCCGCCAACGCAAGAAACCAGTCCACGTATTCTTGGTTCGACTGATCGAACGCCCAGGTTTGGATATACCAGTTCGTGATCGTAATGGTACCGAGGCTGGGTGACGATCCTGACCCCGATCCTGCGCCGTCGTCCATCGGCACACGGATCATCGGCACGCTTTCTTCCGAGGCCGCGATAGTTAGCGTTTCGTTACCGCCGTCGTTGTTCTCGGTTAGCGTGACATTAGCGCCCGCCACCAGCTTAGCGCCCAAATAGCCGAACGTGTCGTCGTTAGAGGAGACCTTGGCTCGTCCCTCGACCGTTCCGCGCCCGGCCCACCCCCGGCAATCAAACCATACGTCATACTGCTCAATACTGGTCATGGCGTACCGCAGCCGCACCGCCGCCGAGGGTATAAAGTCTGGTGACCCCGCCCCGTTGATTAGCGCCGCTACGTCGACCCCTACAAAAGGGACCCCGGTCGGGTCGGCTGAGTAAATAAAGGTCTGATCACCGGCTAGGTACGTTGCCTGGTTGGTGCGCCCGTTGATGCCTGTCACCACCAGCCGTTGGAAGTTGATGGTAGTGGGTGTCCAGGCGGTTAGATCGACGTCGTCCCCGGCGAAATGCTTAACCGTGCCGTACGGGTAGGTGTACGGTCGGATAGTCACCGATAACGACGGTGGATCGGTGGGGTGCGTCAAGAAGGGTAGCATCTGTCGCCCTTCGATATACAGCGTGTCGCCCCCGTACAACCCATGGGTGGTAGCGTGCACCCCCACGTTGCCGGTGCCGTAGCTGTCGCCATAGTATTCCGGCCCGTCGATCGGGTCTTCCTCGACTACTTCCATCTCCTGGTCAATGGCGTGCACCCGCACCAACACCGGAGCCCCATATACCGGGCGGCTTTTGCGGCACCGCACTTGGCGCACCGCCTCGCCCTCCGGCATCCGGATACGCGCCCACACAAAAGAGGTCCGGCCCGTAACCGTCAGGGTTTGGTCCTCATCCCCCTTGCCCAGCACCGCGTAATAAGTGGTGCGTCGAGCCGAGGCCTCGATTGCCTGGTCTAACGCTCGTTTTAGCCTCATGCTAGCCATACCGGGATGGTGCATAAACCATCCGAATAACCGACCCAACTCTTATACGACCACGTCACCCCGAAGTCATCGCTGTACTCGATGTTGTCCTCGGCAGTGCTGATAATCACGTCCTGGTCGTATGGCCAACCGCCTAGCTCAAAGACCTTGCTAGCAAACTGCTTGCGGTGCGTCCAGGTCTGGCCGGTGTCTTCTGAGACGAAACAACGCGGGTCGGTCGTACCGCGTTTGTCCTGGCTCTGATAGGCCGCCACCACCAGCCGAGACGGGTCGGTCACAAAGGATAACAAAGGCCGCCGTATGTCCTGGTGACGGTACCCACCGCCCCAGGTGTAGCCTCCGTAGCTCGGCGATCGATTGGCCCACGAGCCACCCCCATCATCCGAATACCGCATCCAGCCGTCATGGCTGGCTCCCGAGCCACCCGCTGTCCAGATGTTTAGGTCGCTAGCGTTATCCCACCAGGGCACCATCATCCAATGCGGCTGGTAACCCGACCCGGTAATCGTGATACTGGTCGGAAACGTGCCGCCATAGTCAGCCCCGACCCGTAGCTTACCTGGTGCATCGCCACACCACACCCCGCCCGCGTCTTCGGCGGTTGGGTTGTATGAGATCGAAAACGCGGTGGCGACCGAATTCAAGTCAGCGGTGTTGGGCTGAACTTTCGTGACAGTCTGCCAGTAGTCGTGCGTATGCAGCACCTGAAAGCGCCCGTAGTCCACGATCCCGATGAACCACATGTCCGGGTACTGGATAGTGTGCGTGAGCAGTAACTGGTGCGCGCCCGCGCACCATGACCCCGTATACAGATCGGTGGCGGTCGGGCTGGCGTCGTTCAGGTTGGTCAAGCCGACTACCTTTTTGTCGGCCCACGACCCGCTGCCGTATACCAACACCACAACCGCCTTATTCTTCGGGTCGTGCTGGTCCAGCCGAAAGTCCCGGATGTCGTACCCAGCCGGTGGGGTGTACACCGTCTCCCACACCGGCGTACCCGCTGTGAACTCCCAGGTACGCTTAATAACCGACTGGGTGGCCGCGTATACCAGGTCCAGGTCGGTCGGGGTGGCCCCGTCCGGCACCGGGTCCTCGATCACGATCGGTGGGTAAGACGGGATCGGCGCGTCCTCGATGCCATCGGTTGGTACCTCGACCGTGATCCCTGCTGCGCCATCTGTTTCCTCAACCAGGGTCAAGGTCTCTTTAGACACCATGCGCTCGTGGTCGTATGTGCTCTCGACCCCCATTAATACAAACCGCGCCGCGGTACGGGCCAGCCCGCGTTTGTTGCTGGCCGCCGTAAAGGTGAGCTTAGTCCACTCGCACCAGGCGGTGTCGAACAACAGCCCGCGGTGCAGCAACGGCACTGTCACGCGACGAATAACGCGCCTGCCGTCTTGTCTACTGTTGCGCCAAGCGTACCACCAACCGGTGCGGTTGTTGAGCTCGGTCTGGCCGGACACGATTTGCCGCTCCAGCCCCTCCACGATCGCGCCTTGCCCGGCCACCGCGCCCGGGGCTGCACTGCGATACGGGGTGGATAGGGTAGGGGACGCTACCAAGGCTGACCCTCGGACCCATGCCACATCGTCGGCGTCACGTACCTCGATCTGCAGTCCGTCTTCGTCCCAGTCAACCTCGGTTAAGGTCTCGGTTACGGCCACCGTGTCCCGAAAGCCGCTAGCCTGTAGCACCGGCCACAGCCGCAGGTACAGATGCCCGTGCTTGTCGCAGGTGAACTTAGCCGCTATCGCGTTAGCCCAGAAATCGATCTGAGCCTTAAGCGTGTCGACGTCGGTGTCCATGCGGGGCCGTGTCCAGTAGCCCAGGCTGGGCTGCCAGGTCAACGGGTACAGATCGAGTATAGTGCTATGCCACTGCAACAAATAGTGCAACAGCCGCACCACGTCCAGCGTTTTCATCTCAGCCCAGTTGTCCGGGGTGTCGTCCTCACTGACCGTTTGTGGAAAGGCTGGGCGCTCCATCAGTATGCCCATCGGCCCCTTGCAATTAATCACCACATCGTCGCTAGCGAGAGGGGTTAAGCTCTGCGTCTCTTGGACAATCCACCCGTCGAACTTCGTGCACAGCCCGTCCAGGGGCCCCGCGGTGCCGTCGTACCATTCCTGCTCGAAGTACAGCACCCGCGCGCCCTCTTCGAAATCGGAGACGTCATCGGCCAGCAGGCTAAAACTCGCCTCCCAGCCCAACTCTAGCGTGTCGCCTAGGCGCGAGACCAGCACCGGATATAGGCCCGTGCTGGCTTCTGTTAGAGCCGGGATCAGTACGCGTTGGGTGTGCGTCTTGTCGTTGTCGTCCTGGAAGGTTAGCGTTACGTACCGCACCCCAGCTGGAAAGGTCGCCGTGATCGTGGACGTGTTGACGGTACCGACCGTGATCGTGCCGTCGCCTACGTCCCACACGTACGGCGTGGTTCCGTGCTCGGCAGCGCCCGGCGCTACTACCAAGCTGCTTGTCCCATCGAACTCGACCGTTATCTTGCTGGTGCTAGGGTCGACCATCCAGTCGTCGCACTCGATCAGAACGTTGGCCACCGGTGGCGGCTCTTCGGTCTGATCGCTATACGCGACGTCATAATCCTTGAACAGCACGCCCGCGCTGCTAATAGAGGGCGATAGGTTCCAAATCCGGTACTCATCCAGCACCACCAGGATATCATTATCGGCGAAATCCAGGTCCCCCTGGCCGACTGCCCCGATGCCAAGCGTACCGGTGTCCGTGCCGGTGATGGTACGCACCCGAGCGTAGCCTTTCAACACCCCTGCCGAGGTGGTAACGCGCAGCGTCATGCCTGCCTCTACGTCGGCAGTGCTGCCTGCGTCGGCGTCCGGATTGTCAAATGTCAACGAGGTAATAGGGTAGGTAAAGCTAGCCTGGTTGACCCGCCGACTGATGACCTCCTCTGGGACGTGTACCCATAACAGACCGCGCGCGATCTGGGGGTGTGTGCGCCAGGTGGCCGGGCTGGGGATGGCTGGCATTACAGCGCCTCCACCAGTAACACTTCGAACTCGATACCGAGGACTTTCTGGAACAGCTCGGGGGCCGGTGGACGGGTAATGATCGCGTTCCAGTTAGCCTCGGTCCCGTCTCGCCCCAGCGTACGCACCGTCATCTTAGCGCTTTCAGCGCTAGCCACCCCCATCTCGGTTAGCGTAGTGGTGTAGTTAGCCTTGGTCAGGTAGCCGTACGTCATACGCTGAACCAGCGCCCCGTCGATGTAGGTCAAGCCGTCCCCCGCCCGACGTCGTCGCCCAGGTTCGGGTAGGTATACGCGCGGCTGAACGCTAAGATCAGCCAATGCCCCGGCGTTATCCCAGCCGGTAGCTGTCTGGACTGCCATTAAACCGTCCTCTCTAGCGCCCGAATAAGGCCCCGCTCAACCAGCTGCTCGATCTGCCCGGGCGAGTACCCGCCCACGTCGCCTAGCACCAGTTGGCCAATGCTAACCGATTGGCTGCGGTCTAGGTTGCGCACGTTGTGCTGAGTTAAGCGCCCACCCACCATACCCGCCAGTGCCTGCGCGGTGTGGCGGTCAGCCACCCACTCGCCCTGGTGGCCTTCAAATACCCCATCACGAGGCAGGTAGCCGCCGCCCTGGAAGCTGCCTAGGAAATCCCGCACCGAACCGTAAGCCGACGAGACCACCGACGAGACCGAGCCCATAACCGACGAGACCTTGCTGCCCATGCTGCCCGCCTGCCAGATGGCGGTCAGACGGCTGATGTGCTGCTGTAGCAGCAGCTCTTCCTGGCTATAGAAGCCCGTCAGCGTAGCCACCCGGTTCACGGCATTGTTGCGCAGCAGGGCTGTCTCCTGGTCGTAGCTCGTACGTAAATCAGTTAGTTGCTGCCGCTTGGAGGCCCGCAGCTCGGTTAGTTCATTTCGAAGAGCGGTTCGCAGCTCGGTGCGCTGGGTCTGGTACTGCTGTCGTCGCGCCCGCTGCCGCTCGTCAAAAGCTTGCTCTTCTTGCTCCTTGCGTTGCCGGTGTTGGGCCTTGCGGTCGTCCGTCTCTTGGTCGAAATCCTCCTGGGCCCGTTTGCGGTCCTTCTCCGCGCTGCGCAACTCGTCCATTACCGCGATAGCGTCCAGCCGCGCCGCCGAGTCGGCGATACGGTCCCGGCTATCCTCCTCGGCCCGGGCTCGTTCTCGGGCAAAGTCTCGGACCCGCTCTAGCTCTTCGTCCTTGTGCTCCTCGTCTAGCTCCGTAAGCGAAGCCTGATGCGCCTCCTCGCTGGCCTGCAACTCGGTTAGCATGGCTGCCCGGTTTTTGCGGTCTTGCTCCTGAAACTTACTGCGCGCCGCCTGCATCTGGTCGCCGATTGAGTCCAGGATCTCCTGCCGCTGAGCTAAATACTGCCCTTCGGCCTCGGTCAGGCTTAGTGATAGCTGCGCCATGGTCGACAGCCCCTCGGTCCGGCTTTTCTCAACCTCGACCAGCTCTTTCGCTGCCTCGGCCTCCCGCGCCCGTGCCTCGGCAGCGGGCAGTATCCCGCGCTCGATCTCGATCTGCTCATGCTGCAAGGCTAGCACCCGGTCTTTGCTAGCGTTCATGGCCTCATCATATGCTTTTTGTTCGAGGTCCCCCGCCGCCAGTCGGGCGTCGAGCCCGTCCTGGATAACAGCCTGGGTGCGTATCTCAATCTCGATCTGCTTTAGTCGCTGGTTGGACTGGTCCACCGTCCAGCTGGCTGCGCGCTTAAGCATCGTCTCTTCTAGCTGGGCCCGTTCGACGACTATCCCCACTAAGCGCTGTCCAGCTGTATACCGCACCTCGGCCAGCTCTTTCTCGGCAGCGATCATGTCATTGACGGCTACAATACTGGACTCTCTTTGTCCAACCAACTGCGCCATTAACATAGCATCGGCGTCGTTTTGGGCCATCAGTTCAGCGCGCTGGCTGCGGTACCTCTCCAGGTCCTCACCCCAAACGCCCAGCATGTCCCCCGCTTGCTCCAGCATGTTGGCCTCAGCGCCAAGGGCTGCGATCTGCTCTTCCACGGCGCTAATCTCAAAGTTACGTGCGTGGGTTATCTTTCCTAGGGCCGCGATTTGCTCGTCAATCTGTGCGGACGTCAACCCGTACGGGTCCATTTCATGGAACCGGTGTGTGGCGTCGATCCATGCTTCTGCCGTGCGGGTAGCTTCCTTCTGGGCATCTGTCAACAGCTTGAACCCAATCACGCCCGCCGCCATCGCAACACCTAGCGCCCCCAAGCCCAAGGTTAGGTTCCGGGTACCGCCTACCGCGCCCGCCATCTGATCGACCATCTTAGGTATCTCAGCCGACAGCAGCTTGGCCGCCTCGGTTGCATCCAAGATGTCGGACACAATCATCATACGCCCGCCTAGCGCCTGGCCGCCCAGCCCCGAGGTTAGCGCCGCAAAAGACGCTGTGCGGCTGGCAACATCGCCGTATACCTCGGCTGTTTTACGGGCCGCGTCGATCTGGGCCTCGTGCGACCGGCGCATAGCTTCCGCTGACCGCTCGACGATCTGCTCCATCTGCAGGTGGGCCTGGCCTACCTCGTGCGCTGCGTCAGCCTGCCCTTCTAACGCATCATCCACCCGCTTCTGATCGCGCAAGAAGCGGTTGGTAGCGTTGCGGTCATGTGCGAAACGGTATCGTACTTCGACTATGTCAGCCATCGTCGCCTAGTTTCTCGTCTACCTCGATATGAGCCTCCAAGACGTAAGCTAGCTGGGACAGCGTCGCCAGGTCTTCCATCAACGCCTCGTCCTGGTCCAACCAGCCCCCCGTGCCCGGCAGGTGTGGCCAACCCCGAGTGTCCAGCGTCTTATACAGCAGCACCGAGGCCCGCGGGTAACGCAGCGTCCAATCACGGTCTAAGATGCTGTCGTCCCCGATGCGTTTACCCTTCTCAACTAGCCGCCGGTCCTGGATATAGTCGTATAGTACGTCTACGACTTGTCCTCGGAGCTCTTCTCGCTGAGTTCGCTCTCGGTCGTATCTTCGTCGTTGGGTTGGCTCTGCCGTGCCAGAGCCAACGCTTTTTTTATAGACTCGTACGACCGGTCACGGTGTGGGTTGTAATGGTACACCGCCGTCAGCCAGCCCCACATCGCGAACTCATCCAGCTTCAAAAAGCGGTCCTCGGTTAGCTCTAGGGGCACCCACTGCCACACCTCGTCCATCTGGTGCAGGTCGCCTTCACGCTCGGGCTCTTCGGCCCGCGAGGCCCACTCAATCCGCTCGGTGGCGTGTAGCAGGAGAGGGTAGTTGAGCATCATCAACAACAAACGCCCCTCTAAGCCTTCACGGAGCGCCAACTCATCCTGCTGTTGGTCCACCGTGATGCCCTCTCCCACCGTTAGCCGCTTGGCCGCTACTCGGTACAAACGACCCTCTTGTTCGTTATAAAACGTTACGTCCCAACGCATGGCCCCCGCCTCCTATTAGATGTCGTCGCTGGTCTCGTACCAGGCTACGACTCGCTCCAAGTATGCTGGTGGAGACGACACCGTCACCGTTTTGGTGGTGGTGTTCACCGACGAGACAGTCGCCTCAACCCCGTTCGAAAAGACCGCTGTCTTATCGACCGAAATCGGCGTCCAAGCTAAGTTGAACTCGGTAAGGGTACCGTCTCCCACCCATGCGTCAACCATAGCCGGGTATTCACTTGAGAAACGTAAGTACTGCGCTTCCAAGTAGCCCTCTTGACCGGCCCCCTCGGCGAAAGCGTGACCCCACGGAGGAGCTTGCGCCACCGAAGCCGCGAAATCGTAACTGTTCTCATCGGCCCCGCCCTCGGTCGGGTTGCCCGCCTTGGGGACCATCCGGCCAATGGGGAAGACGTGCATCTGCCACACCCGAGTCTGGGTGTTGCCCCGGCCTGCTTTCAACGCCTGCCGGTAGCCGATCAAGCAGATATCTTTTTCATTGCCCTGGGCGTCCGTCAGGAGCCCGGTCATGGTCGTCTCACCAACCTGCACCGAGTTGATGCCGGTCAGCACGTTGTCCAACGTCAGGTTGGTGTACGCGGTGGTGATCTCGGCCCCCGCGCCATCAGTCGGCGGCAGGAAGTCCTGCGCTTTCAGCCGGTCCGAACCCACGTGTGCGATGCGCCGTACGCCCGGGATGCTAAGGTTCAGGCTGCGGCAGGCTTCTACCTCGGTGCCGTCGTAGCCGTCCGCTCCTGATTGGTCTCCGTCCGGGTACCCGTCGCTGTTCACCAAGAAGATTTGGATACGCCGCAAGCCACAGGCTGCGGTGATCTCTGGTCCGTTTGCCATGGTGTTACTCCTTGTTGCTTTCCTGTTCTACCTGTTCGATCAAAGCCAGTGCCATCTCCCGAAGCTTAGGCGTTAGCGTGTGGTCCTGGTCCGAGATAGTAAGCTCTTTATCTCCCAGGCTAATCTCTACCGCTAGCACCTCGTCCCCGCTGCTCGTAGCTACCCTAACGATCGCTACCTTGCCGTGAGCCATCAAGCACCTCGCTCTACCAGAAACAGCTCCTCTACTTGGAGCTCGATCATAGTCCCAGCATACGACACCGCCGCCAGAGCGATCTCTATCACGCCGCTATCGCCCAGTACCTGGACGTCCTGCACACCCGCTAGGGCGTCCGTGTTATCCTCCAGGTGTAAACCCGGGCGACCCCAAAAGCACAGAGCTACCCGCCTAAAGAAAGGCTCTAGTATCTCTTCGGCTTCGGTCTCAACCCCCATCACCCACGGCAGCGCTAGCAGCGCCAACGAATAGGTGCGTAGCTCTTGGATCACGCCCCCACCGAGCTGGACCTGCTGCGCGGCCCCGGTCATCACCACCAGGGCGGGCATGTCGGCGGTGGATAAATCGCGTGGTATGCGGCTGTGCCCGGTCACAACGCCCGTGATGTAATCCTCTGCGATAGACGCCAGCCGGGGTTTAACCGTATCGGGTGGCATGTTAACCCCCTACTCTGACCCGGACGTACAGGTCTAGGCCCCGGGCGATGTCCGGTGGTATGCTGGCCGGGATAATAGTCTGCCCCAGACCTGGCAAACGCGTGGCTTCAAAGGGCGCTTTGCGCTGGGCGTAGTACCACGCCGCCAGTCGGATAGTCAGGTGTTGAATGTCATCCGGTGCGGTCGTCCCCAAGGCAAAGCCCCACGTACCGGCTATCTCGATCGCCTCTTCAGGGTCCGTAGTATACGTCCAGGTGTTGCTGGCCGAGGCCCTGATCCGGATGGCGTGCTTGGGTGTGTCGTTAGTGGGCAACAGCACGTACTCCGTCGCAGCGATGACTTCGCCGTCACCGTTGGTTAGCGTCGTAATCGCTAACAAGTCGTCGTCCACCAGCAGCACCCGACCGTCCACGTCCCGCACCGCGTCGTATTTGCGCGTTTCAGTGCGCTGTACAAAGGTGCGCCCGCAGTACTCATCCACTCGCCGACTGGCCCGCGTGACCAGTTCAGCCAGCAGCGCGTCGTCCCCCGCCTGGGCGGTGCCGATGTATCGTTTTAGCTGCGTTGAGGTGCAATAGTCCGTCATACCGCCGCCCTCTCGAACCGGGCCAGGCCTCGCCCGGCCCATTTACTCGCTAAATACCGCTGTTTGTCCTGGCCCCGTCCGTCATCCCCGGTGCCCGCAAAGATGTGTCGTATCCCGATGTCCCCGGTACACCACACTGTTTGGCCCAGCGCCGCGATCTGCATAGCCATGTCGGTGTCTTCGTGCCAATACGGGTTAAACGCCTGGTCCAGGGCTACGCCCTGCCATAGCACGTCCCGCTTAAAAGCCTGGCAATACCCAGCTACCGTGTCCACATAGCCCACGTAACCCGGGTATACCGGATCGTACCACTCCCAGCCCGGCGTGATCCAATTCCCACCTGGCCCGCACAGCCCAACCCCCTCGACGTGGTCCAAGGGCCATAACAGCCTGTCCAACCACCCAGCCCGCACCGCTTCGACGTCATTGTCTAGGATCACCAAATACTCGCCCCGGGCCAGGCCTAGCAGCTTTTGCCTGCCGCCCGCTACGCCCAGGTTGTTGTCCTGCAATACGACTCGTACTTGTGGGTACTGCTGCGCTACCTTAAGCCACCACAGCCCCAGAGGCTCTTCACCCCCGTTGTGCAGCACCACCCATTCGACGTCCTCACGGGCTAAAATAGGGGCCAGCGAACGCATACACCGCGCCGTCACCCCAAAACGCCCCCGTGTGAGGATCAGCAGGCTAATCACCCTCGAAACCTCGTGTATAGCGTCGACCCGGCTTTGGCCGACATCTCCTCGGGTTTATGTCCCCGGGCGTAGTTGTGCCAGTTAGGGTGCTCGGTCTCGATTATCCCAAGCGCTTTTTCCAGACTGGTAGCTGCCACCGCCAACACGCCCCGGCGCGTATTACGCCATAGATAGATCTTCGTGCTCGTTGTCATCGTTGCCCCTCCTACTAAACCCCCACACGTGAGCACCAGCGATGGGGGCATCTCGCCTTTCAGGCTAACGTCAGCCCTAGGTGCTCACGTAATGCCTGTAGCAGCCGTCCAGCCGCTACGTCCCATGCATGCTCATGCGCCCACGCACGCGGTGCCCACGGCGCAAAGCCGCCCGCTAGCACTAGCTGGGCCAAATGCGCAGGGTCGGGCTCGAACCACACCGGCAGACAATCGCGGTGTACATGGTGTATGCCCATGGGCTGCCACTCTCCGCGCCCAAACCGGACCTGGCCCTCGGGCGCGTACTCGCGCACCGGGGGCAGATCGCTAGACACCACCGGGCAGCCACAGGCCAGCGCCTCGCGCACCGGCAGGCTGTCGCCCACGCCCCGAGCGGTATGTAGCAACAAATGGGCCGCCCGGTACAACGGGGCCAGGGTAGGGAGATCCTCGCGTATCACGTGCACCCGCGGGTCCTCAACCTCGGCCTCTGGGTAGTGCACCGACTGTTTGGCCACCAAGTGGTAGCGGTCCGGCAGCCGCCGCATGACCTCCAGGGCCACGTCGAAACCGTGCCGTCGATCGGTACCGCCTACCCACAGCAGCACGGCCTCACAGCCCAGCCATTCTTCCCAGCGCATAGCCGGACCGTCCGGGTAGAACTCGCTAGGGTCTACTCCGAGCGGTACCTGGACCACCGGCGTATCGGTTACCGCCTTGAACTGGTCGCAAACCCACTTTCCGGGAGCGCAAATCAGATCGTACTCCTCAAAGGCCCGCCTAAAGCTAAGCGGTACGCCCTGCTGGCCGGTAAACTCCCAGATGGCCAGCCCCACGTTAATCGGGTGCCTAATCGTCGGGCTACCGAGCGGGTAGGTGTTGCGGATCTGGACCGGCGTTAGCTCCGCGCCGTCGTTGTGTTCGTTACGCAGCGGAGCATGCCCCAAGCGCGCAAGCGCTCGGCATAGCTGCCGGTTCATGGTCGGGTACGCGCCGCTGCCCTCAAACGGCCCGGCCCACGTTAACCTCTCGCCCATTCGTTCGCCTCTCCGCGTGGTACACCCGCCGCCCGTAGTCGACGCTGACCTGCTGGTGTACAATCTCGAACTCGTCCCCTAGCCATGGCTCGATCGCCTCCCGGTGCTCGTCGTGTGCCTCGATGATTAGCCGCTTGCTGGCGCACTGCTTGACGTACTCCGGTAGGCCGATATGCCGCGACACGCTCAAAAACAAGACCAGGTCGTACTGCCCCTCGACGGCGTCCTGTTCGCGCAAGTCGGCGCTGTAGTAATCTACGTTCCACGCCCCAGCTGTAGCGCTAAACTCGGCTGCAGATAGCACAGCGCGCGGCGTGTCGTATCCGGTGCCGCGGGCCCCGTACTGCCGGTTCAAATAGTTCAAGAACTGGCCGCCGCTGCAGCCCACGTCCAGCACATGCCGCGGGCTGAAATCCAGCCGGTCAAGCCCGAGATCCGTGATGCGTACCTGCATGTCTCGGCAGGTGTTACGCAGGCTACCCTGCAGTACCTGTTGGTAGGGCCGGTCGCCCCACTGCGTGCCTCGCCAAAACCGGTCCATTAGCTGCTGGTAGTAGTCCGGCCCGAACCGAAAGCCGTTAAAGTCGACCCACTTACCAGCTACGTAGTTATGCACGCCGCTGTCCCGCCCCGGCGCGATAAAACCGTACTCACCCGCCAGCTGCACGATGCGGTCGAACAGATCGTACGCCAGCTGGGGCGGCTGGCCCCAATCGCAGCACCCGAGATCCTCGGTCACTTGCACCGGGTGCCGTTGCCCGAACTCATCCTGCCACGTCGCCAGGCCATACACTCGCGGGGCCAGACCCAGCGCTGCGTACACGTTCTGGATAGTCAACGCCTCTATCAACGGGGTCTGCTCGGCTGGGGGCAGGTAGTGATAACCCCATACGTATTGTTCTGGTCCCTCGTCCCAGCGCAGAGCCCGGTGATGGATCTTGGCCGCGATGTTGTCCCGGTTAAACGCCCGGCGCAAGCCTGCCAGGCCCGCGCCGCGGTACATGAAGGTATGACTGCCGCACTCCCCCGGTAGGGTCCGTACGTCGTCTGCTTCAAAGAGGGTCATTCCTTGCGCCCCCCTAGGACCCATAACGGCGTGCCCTGCCCTTCGTTCTCCAACACCACCAGCCCAGCCTCGGCCAAGACTGCTAGTGTGCGCTCGGCGTCAACCGCGGTCTGGATGCCGGTGTAGAACCGGTTGTTTTCAAGCTCCCACCGAGCCGCCTCGCTCCAACCTTTAAGCTCTTGCGTAGCTGCGCGGTCCTGCCATTTGGGTAGCTTGGTGGCGTACCCCTCCACATCGTTGTACAGCTGTATGAAGAACCAGCCGCCCGGACGCAGCACGCGCCCCATCTCGGCCAGGTAAGCGTACTGGATCTCGGGGTCCGGGATGTGCATCAGCACGATCATGCTGTACGCAAACGACACCGAGCTGGCTTTTAAGCCACGTAACGATACGCCGTCGCCCTTAACCCACGTCACGTTGTCAGCCTCAACCATGCGCGCCGCGACTTCTAACATCTCCTGGGAGATATCTAGCGCTATTACGCGCTTGAAGCGCTGAGCCAGGTGCATGGTCTGCCGTCCAACCCCGCAGCCGATTTCGAGCAGTACCCGGGTCCGGGTGTTGATGCCGTTTCTGTCACAAAACGGGTCCAACCAGCGCTGCATGTCCAGGCCGCCCGAACCGTAGAACTCGTCCAGGTCCCACTCGCCGATCGGGTACCGGTTTAACACGTGGTGGAACGGCCCGCGCTTGGCCCGCTCGTCCCAGTCCTTCTCCATGCGGTGCTCTAACTGTGTGTGATCAGACAAGACAAGCCTCCTTTATTAACCCCTCAGTTGCTTGTAACGCGGGTGCCCAGTGCGTGTCAAACACCGTACCCCATTCGTATCTTACTGCCGCCATTCGGGCGTTAGCCTGAAGCTCGGCATCGTCGCGGTTTTGGTAGGCCTGCACCAGGGCGGCCAGGATGGCTTGCCGCTTAGGCAGAAAACGAAACGCCCCTAGTGGGCTCCACAGTGTCTGGCCGGTATCGTCATTAACCGGAATACGCCACCCCACGCGCGCTGTCTCGCGCTGGCCAGCAAAGTCGCAGCCGATAGTCGGGCAGCCGCACGCCATCGCCTCTAGCCCAGGCATCCAGAAGCCTTCGCCCGTACTGGGCCCGATCAGCACATCCGCGGCCCGATATAGGTCACGTAGCCGCTCTCGGGGCAGGCTGCCGGTCTCGTACTCGATCCGGTCGGGGTGTCGGTAGTTGACCGCTGGCACGCCTACGCTGTGCAGCATGACGTCCAGGTTAACCCCGCCCCGCCAGCCGTCCATTGAGGTGTGCAGGTACAGTATCGAGTCCCGGTACTCCTCGGCCCGCTGTAAGAACAGCCACCAACTAAGGACGAGCTGCTCTAAGCCCTTGCGGCTGGGTCGGGTTTGGTTCGATCCAACAAACGCCGCCACAAACGACTCGGTATCTAGTCCCAGCGCTACCCGAGCTGTGGCCTTGTCGCCCGGCGTCCAGAATGAGGTGTCCACCCCAAACGGCGTATAGTGCGATGTAACCAGCTCGTCGGCTAGCATCTGCTGCCCGACCTGGGTTGGTGTGAACACCTGGGCCGCGTGCCGTAACTGCTCACGCACAGCCAGGTTTAGGGGCTCGGTGTCGATGCACACCACCGGCACCCACGGGGTGCCCAGCCGCTGTAACCGGTTCGCATCGAAGACGTACGGGTCCTTTAGCGTCATGATGACGTCAGCGCCTACCTGCTGGGCGCACGCGTCCATGATAGTCTGCCCGTATAAGTCCTGGGGCCCTACCCCGCCCACCACCTGCAGCCCGTCTATAGACTGCGGATGACCGTAATAGTTGCTGCCCAGGATGGTAACCTCGTGTCCCTCGTCGCGCATACGCGTGCTAAGCTCCAGGCCTAGCGCCCCGTACGCGCTGGTGGAAAAGGGCGAGTCAGATACCAGTAGTACTCGCATCACTCGCCCCTCATCCGTGTGCTCATAGTGCCCCCACTGCAAGCTACAGGGCTAACGCCCCGGCTGACCGGCTTATTGTTCGCCGGTCTTGAATGCCACATGCGAATTCAGCGTGTTTGTCACCGGCGCTGATTTGGCATCGGTCAACAGCAAGATACCCGAGAAGCCGTCGGCTGCCCCAGGATTGACCTGCAGGTTGATGTACTGGTAACCATCAGTCAGCTGCGCAGCGCGCAACTCGATGATACCCGGCAGTCCTTCGTCCTCGCCGTTGGTGAACGTACCCGTCAGCCCGCTAACCGCTTGGGCTCCAGTCCCAGCGCTGTCGGTCGCTTCGTACACCGACACCACCATGTCGCCGTCCAACTCGCCGCAGTGCGGCAGGAAGATAGCGCGGTCATACCCGGCCATGCTGATCCACGTGCTAACCGCGTACAGGGTTGCGTCGGCCCACTGGGCCGGGGTCCCCATGTTACGAACGGCGAAGTTGTGGTTGAAATCGTGGTCCATAACTGATCCCTTCCGTTTTACCTCATCCTAGCCTACGCTAGTTCGTACTTAAAGCCCGTCTTAGCGAATGTCCGTCAGGACTTCCATGGCCTCGTTGTGACGGAGCGCCACGTCCAAACGCAGGATCGCGCGGATCCACGTTTGGTCATATTCAAAGCTGGTCCCAGCTTCGCCGGACGCCACGATCTCGAGTGTCTTGCGTTGGCCCACAACCACATCGTTCCACTGGCCGAAATACCCCCGAGACTCCGCGGGTGATCCGGTGCGGGTGATGTTACTCGTGGTGTGCATCGGATAACCGAGCAGCGAAGAAGGCGAACCGGTCGCCATGCTGGTCTGATAGTCCCCACTGGCTGACCAGATCAGATTGCCCGCCGTGTCTTCGACTTGGCGGAGCGTATCTTTCACTGCGGGGTGGAAGACCCACGCCCAGGGCGGGGCCTCGTCTACGTTCTCGACTTCAACCCGGCTAACACAACCGCTAAGGGCCGCGTACGTCAAGGCCGCGTTAAGCACGGTGGTGGTGGCTCCGGAGTGCAGCACACCGAGCGGTACACTGCCTACGCCTGAACCACGCAAGATCGCCTCGTCCACTTTCAGCGCCGCCACACGGGCAATATCGCTTCGGATCAAAGCGTCGACCGCGGGGTCTGAGTCATCCAACAGCTCATTACTGAGCTTGACCAGTACCGACAGCTTCTTGGCCACCAGGAGGATCTGACTGAAGGTCTGCTCACTGGCGGTCAACTGGGCGTTTTCGTCGCCCCAGTACGCCGTCGCGCCATCGGTCTGCGAGGGGATGGTCATCGTCCAGCTGTTCATCGGGACCTGGCGACACAGCGGTAACACCACCGCGCTAGCCCGCAAGAGCTCGATGATCTGGTTAGATTGCTCGACGGGAACCAAGTAGCCGCCCGCCGTGTCCGGGCTGATGCCCAACGCTCGATAACCGCGCAGCACAGCCGGTCGTTGTTGCGCCATAAACGCGTGGTCTTTATCCCGCACCGCGCGAATGTGCCGCGCGAGGGTCATCGGAGGCTGCGCCCGTCCCAGCACGTTGATGCTACGCGCCCGCTCGGTCAAAGCGTCCCCGGTCGGGGCCTCGGGCAAACGGGCATCTACCGCCGTTTGGATCAGGGTCTGCAGCTGTTCTTCGCTCACCGTATACACCGCGTCGTCGGTCATGACGGGCTCCTCGGTGATCTCTTCCTCAGTCGGCCCGCCCTGCGCCATCTCGACTACGTACATGGTCAAGAGAGCCAGCGCCTCTTCGGCTGTGCCACCGGCAATACCGGCCAGCTCGTCCGCTAAAGGCTGCAAGGCCTCGGCTACCAGGTTAGCGCCGCCCTCTTGCCGTACGACGTCCCCGATTGCCTCTTCGATCTGTTCCCAGTTAGTCGCCACGTAAGCGCGGTACCATTCCGCACGCGTGGCCTCGTTAATCTCGGGCATGATGCGCCCTCCTTGCTCGATTGTCGTTCCGTTCGATACCGTGCCATCACCGGTTCCCCCTGGCCCATCGCTTCGCTCTAGCGCTGTCTGGCCGCGGTCCACCAAGTGTCGCAGTGTTTTAATAGCTGTGTTGTTGACGGCTGGCGATGGGGTGCTGCTCCACTCCACCACCGGCCAAGCCTTAACCCAACCGTCCTCTTCGATAAAGGCCAGATGCGGGGCTGTCCCCAAAGACCAGCCTAGCTCTCCGTCCTCAATAAGCTGCATTACGGCTTCCGACCATTCATCGTGCCGCTGCCGTTGCGCCTCAATCCACACGCCTACGTCGTCCACCCGGGCCAGCACCACCTCACCCATCACGTAGTCGCGGATGTCCTCATGCTCTACGATCGAGGGCGGCAGTTCGCTTAGCCCATGGTCATAATACCACGTGATGCGTATCTCGGTTGGTTCCCCGGATAGGTCGATCGCCTCGCCCAGGTATGTTTGACGGGTCCAATACGTACCGTACATGTCCCGTTCATCTGGGCTGCCCCACGTCACGCCATAACCACCAACCCGGTCCTCGCCTATCCTCCGGATAGTGTTGTCCGGTTGAGGACTACCCCCTGTCGGCTTAACTACCAGGCCATCGTCGGTTAGCGCAACAGTCACGGTAGTGGCACCAGCCGATGGGCTAAGAGTGAAGCCGCTCCCATCGGGCATCGCGCTGCGTTCGCTAGCGCGCAGTGCCGTGATCTGTTCCTGGGCCTCTTCTAGGGTGGAGTGATTGCCCAGAGCCTCGCCCGCCAGCTGGCCGCCCTCTTCTGCAAAGACACACCACTCGGTCCCCTGTGGAACGATAGCGTACGGCATAGTGCCCTCCTACGATTTAAGGAGCAGGGTAATCGACCGGTCCCCGCCTTGGTTGGTGTTGCTGCCGGTCCCGTCGTGCGACCATAACTTTAGCCACTGCGCGCTGAACCAGTCCTGTGGGATGATATAGTTGCGCGCGGCTGCTGGTCCGTCGATGCTAACATCAGCAGACAGCTCGTTATACCGGTCGTACTTCGGCTGGTATGTCCCCGCTTGGGCGTCGCTGGTGTGCGCCCCAATGTCCGCTGCCGTCCAGGCAGCAGGCATGATGATTTCCCCGCTGGCGTACGCGCTCATATCGATGGCGTCGCTAAGCGACGCCCCGCTGGCGATCGTCATTGTAACCGAGGTGGTCTTACGCTCAACGCTAACCGCGCCGTCCGCACCACCACTACCCCCGCCGCTCCACGGCATAGTTGCGCTCCTTTACGTTCTGGGGTGAGCGATGACCTCGACCACCGCGCCCGCTGTCGATGAGGCGAAATACAAAACAATACCCGCATCCACCACCGCGATACGCTGCGGCAGATGGTCCGAAGCGAAACTGCTCCCCGCCTTTAGTGTGGCGTAGGGCTCCGTTGGGGTGGCTACTTTGCCAGTCTCAAAAGCAAACCGCACCACCTGCGCGTCCCGGCACTGGATGTCATACCGCAGCGTGTTGGCAGGCAGCGTGACGTCGTACTCCTGGTCTGCCACCGCCAGCGTCTCGTTATAGATCGTCGGTACCGTCATACTGTCCCTCGCATAGAACGCTAGTTCTGCACTTTGTTGTAGAACAGGCGTTCTTTAAGAATAACGCCCGGCCTCGCTTAAAACCAAACACAGCCAAGGCCAAAATCAAGCCCGGCCCAACCACCAAGAACAGGTGTTCTGCGATTTGTCGAGCATAGAACAGATGTTCTATGGTTCAGAACCCCTCGGTTTTTCGTAGAACGAGCGTTCTTGGTCAAAGCCGCCCTCTCCATTTTCCGTTAGAACAGCCGTTCTTCTAAATGTCGCCCTGGCCTATTTTGAACCAAGCCCAGAATGTCGTCCTAGTCCATTCGTTAGAACAACCGTTCTACATTCTGTGATAGAACAACCGTTCGTCCAAATGTCGTCCTGGCCCATTCTGGGGCCAGCCGAGCCAGCGCCCAGAATAGGCTAGTTTAGCCGCCGCTGTATCTCGGCAGTTAACGTGTTCTCGAAGACACGGCGGGCCTCGGGCGCGTACTGGAACAGCAGGTCCTCTAACACGGGCCAGTTGCCCCGGTGGTACTCAGCCTGGTGCTCCTTGCTTATCACCCGGCGCGCGTACTTAACCGCCGTCCCATACTGTACATCTACGCCCCGGGGCCCAGCTGTTACCGCGTGGTGTAACGATCGCACCATTAAGCCCGTGCGCTTATACGACCCGCTAATAACCAGCGTCTTGACCCCGTCGATCCGCCTGTACTCAGCCGTCCAACCTGGTAATGCGTCCGACAGCCCCTGGGCCTTAGCGTGCATCGTAGCCCACCACCAAGCCATTTGCTTCTTAGTCCATAGGTGCGCCTGCCGTCCGGGCACCACATTAGGCGGTAGCTGCTTTCGCACGAACTCGTCGAAAGCCACCCCGACGTCGTTACCCGCGTACCGCAGCACCTCGGTAGCCGCCTGGCCAATGGTCAGCTGCTTGATAGCCTGCTGTACCCGGCGATGGGGCCGCAGGTCGAGCGACGCTTTAGCCATCACGCTTAGGGGCCGCGAAACAGCGGCACCCCGGGTGGGCTGGAGGCCGGTACAGCTTACCGTTATCTGGGTGAGTCCAGCCCGTCACTAACTCGCCGACCTGGTTGTGCAGCGGACGGCAGATGTCCTTGCAGACCCGCTTCTCGCGCTGTGTGCGCCACGTCCCCCGCGTGACCCCTACCTGCTGCCACCGGGCTACGTTGCCCTCAAAAAATGCCGCCGTCGTCTCGGTCTGAGCAATCAGGCGGGCACGGGCTCGGCTTAGCGCCCACTCAGCCTTGCCCGCGCTCCAACCCTCGGGGATGTCTAATAACGGTAGCTTGCCCAGTATCCAGTCGGCAAACTGCTCTAGTGTCCCGCCACGCTCAACCCAGTCGACGATCTTTTCCTCTAACAGCCGGATAGTGGTCTTGTTGATCCCACGTATCTGGCTGCCCACCCGCCTCCGGCCCCACTGCGTGCTAAGCTGCGCGACGAGGTCCCAATCGATGCCCAGGCTGCTACGCAGCACCTCGGCGCTGGCCTCTTCGCCGTCTAGCAGCTCTTGCCCGCGGATGGTGCCCGCGATAAAGATTTTGGCTATCGGCCCGGGTTGCTCTTCGGTGCCAACCAGCAGATCGACCATGGGCTCTTCGGACCGGTCCAGCGCTGCGCTAATGGTCGTCATGTCCGCGCCTTGCTGCAGCAGCCCGGCGATCATCTGCGTGTTGACGTCCCACAGATCGTCCCACTCGGCAATCAGCTGCTCATAGTGGGCTTCGATGTCGCGCCAGAAGCGTTCGAACTCCTCCGGCGTGGTGTCTGGCTCTTCAGCCCGTACCAGCGCCCCGGCCCACTGAAACGCCGCCCGCACCCACTCGTCCCGGTCGGTTTCACCATCCCACGCGGCCAGGTCCATGCGCAGCCAGCCGGTAATGGTAGACGGCAGATAGTCCGGATAGAACGGTGTGTCGGCCCCCAAGCGTTCGATCTTGCGTTGCCAGCGCCGCAGGTCGAGCGCCAACGTGTCGCTTACTATCACGCGCTGGCGGTCTGCTGGTGCTGCCGGGGCAGGTAGCTCCAAAACGCGCGGGGGATCGCTCCCAGTTAACCCCGTCAAGGAGAAAGGAAAGCCGCTCGGGGCCAACTGCTCCAGAGAGGAGAAATCCCCCGCCTCTACCGAAACCCGGTCTATCGGTTGGCCGCCGATCAAGAAGAAATCACTCTGCAGCGGATCGAGCCCCTCGCGCTGCCGGGCCTCATTGACGCTCATGTAGCCCGCCCCCACCGCGGCCTGGTTGCGCGTGGTAAGCTCGGTCTTGTCTTCTTGCATTACGTCCAGCATACTGACATCGTACATCAACCGGCCCACCCCGTGCAACGGCATAACCTGGGTGTTTAGCGTGTCGAGTATGAAGTCCAGCTCGGGCAGCAGTGTTTCGGTGTAGAAGCTTAGCCGCTGCTCTTGTGCCGTCGCAAAGTTAGCCGCGTCCGTAATACCGGCTATCACCGGTGGCACGCCCAGCGGCCCGGCGATGTCGCGCCGCTTTTCCTCTGAGAGCTCCACCATGGCCAGCTCGTTCAACGGTGGCGTCAACGGTTGATAGGTGATCCGGCCCTTTTCCAACAGGGCGGTGCCGTGTGAGTTGTCCAACCCCTGGAACTTAGCCCGCCACTCGGCCAGCACCCGTTCGCGGTCGGGGTCGCTCAGCCTGGTCTCCGAAACCAAGATACCGGAGGGGAACGCCCCGTTCTTAAAATAGTACTCGGCAAAGGCCGAGACGTTGAGCGTCACGCCTACCGCCGACAGCGTGTACGACAGCGGGGCTACGCCGTTAAAATCGTCGTCCGGGTCGTAATCCCAGAAATAGCTCATCTCATGCGGGGCCCAGTTACCCGTACACACGCCGTCGATCTCCTGGTAGAAACCCTCCAGCCCCTTAACCCCCGCCCGGTTGTACATCGTTTGCGGGTTAAGACGACGGGCCGAGCTAACCCCGTTCCGTAGGCCCATCGACCAGTACGCCCGGCCAAACACCAGCAGGTCGCGCTCGGTCGTGTCCATCAGTCGCCTGCTGTACTTTAACAGGCGGTGCATGGGGTGGGTGGGCAGCTCGTTACCGTTCTCGTCCTGCACTATGATCGGTATCGAGGCCAGCGTCCGGGCCCGCGTCATCACACACCGGAAGGCCCAGCCCGAAGCTTTATACGCCCGGGCATATCCTCGGTCGTTGCGAGTGAACTCGTTGTCGCCGTTCTCGCTAAGGATACCATGAAACGCGTCGGTTAACGGGTTGCCTCGGTCGTTGCGAAAAGGCTGTATGCCGCTGGGGCCCACCGCGTACAGGTGCGCCTGAGAAGGAAGAGTCTGCCGTCTAAACCGCCGTAAGAGCTGCATAGTCACCTAGCTAAAGCTAATCCCGGGTGCGCTGTGGTGGGCGATGTACCACGCTAGCATGATCGCGTCGCCCCAGTCAGGCGAGTATTTCAGCCGGTCCACGATCGCCTCTTTACTCTCGATCTTAATGCCCGACTTGATCACGGTGTACCGGGCCGCGCATAGGTCGGTGCGTATCCGCCGACCTGGAGGCAGGGCGATGGCGTGTGGCCCGTTGGGGTCCAGCGCCTCTCTCATCCGCCAATGCATCAACGCCCGTATGTTGGCAAACCGAAACTTCCCAGTCGAGTCCGTCTCGGTGGTGCCGTCGCTGACGTTGACCGGGTAGGCATCCATGCCGTGAAACACCAGGAAGTCGAACGCGCTTGATCCCCACCCAATCACATCCACCCCGATTGGTGCGGGCCCGTCGTTCATCAGTAGCGCGATCGTCCGGTCAGCTGCCGCGGGCCCGTCCTTGATCTCGACCCCCGGCCAAGCGTCGGTCTCGAACCACTCATGGTATAGCCGCGCTGCTACGGTGTGATCCTTGCCCCCGCGCGACACGTCCAGCCCGACCGCCCGCAGCGCTAAATCCGGTCGTTTGCCCCGCTTATACCGGGCCTGGGCCAGCTTGACCCACTCGGTGGGGATGACCTGCCACGGGTTCGGTATGGCCGCCGCGCCGAAATCACCGAACAGTAGCTTGCTGCGCAACGGTTCGGGCAAAGCCTGTAGCACGCCCTCGTAGCCGGTGTTGCGTAAGAACGGGTTATCCTTCAACAGGGCCGGTATAAAGGAACGAGAGATCGGCTGCAGGCTCTCGCCCTTGTGCGCCACGGGTTCTGGTCCCTCGACCTCGTGGTCTTTGCCATCCATCGCCACGAACCAGCGTAGTTCACCTGGCTTGGCTGGGTTGGGGTGGTCCTCGTCCAACCACGGAGCAAAATACTGGATGATCCACTCGCCCTGGCTGTCTGTGGGTGGGTTGCCGCATAGTAGAGTACGGGTGCGCTGGTTGGGGTCCGTGGTGCGCTTCCACGCGCTCAGAAACCGGACCCACCACTCGGGCATATCCGCCGCCTCATCTATCGCGATCAGATCGTGGGGCCGCCCTTTATACTTGTTAAGGTCCTTGGGATGGTCCACCGCCCCGAGTTCTAACCACGCCCCGTTGGGTAGCTCCCATCGCGCCCGCAGCGCGTTAAAGCTAATGCCGAGATGTGAGAGGAGCTCGTTGCCCCGGTCGATCACATCTCGAAACTGGGTGTACTCACGTCGAAAGATGATGGCCCGGCGATGGGCGAACAGCCCGAGCGCCAACGATAGATCGGTTTTGCCACCACCAGCCGCCCCACCATAAAACAACTCATCAGCAGGCGACAGTACCGCCGCCCACTGGGGGACGCTACGAGGCACCCATAGCGCCGTCCCGTCCATTACCGCCTGAAGGTAGCACAGCTCCGAGGGTTTCAACGAGCTTAGCCAGGCTGTCAGTGTATCCCTCGGGAGTGACGAGAGGAGCGCTGTCGAGTCGGCCTGAGATGCTATGGTCATGCGTTGTCGTCCTGCCCCCGGTCTCGCGCGCCAAATCGTTGAGGGTGGCCAGATATTGCGCCACCAGGGCGGCGTTAAACCGCCGTTTAGACACCACCAGCTGGGCGTCGCGGCCCGGTCCTGTCATCTTGTGCTCGGTCAGCCACAGGTTAACGAACGGTCGCTCTCCGGTCTCGTCGACCGGCCCGCGCTCGTACATCTGCCCTTCTAGGACGTGTGCCAGCCGTTTTAGCTTTCGCACGCGCTCGTTGGCCAGCGCCAGCCCGGTCTCCATCTCTTGTTGGTACGCTTCGGTCTTAATGTCGTCCCACCGCTGGTCAAACAGCTGGGCCCGCCGCGCCCAGTCGTTATTGGACGACCAACGATGTAGAGTATCTAGCGATTGGGTGGGGGATTGTGACCGAGGCATGTCGTTGTAGCGCTGGTTTAACACAGCAAAAGACCGGCCCGGTCCCATGCGTAGCCAGTCGTTACATGCTAGTACTGCGTTACTCGTCTCGCCCTCTTGTTGTACGCCCGCCAGAAGTCCTGGCATCCCCTACTCCCCGTCTAGTGTAGTGGGCGGCTGGAAATAACCAAAGCCGCCCACCATCCAGGAGGTCTTGCGCACAGGCCGCCGCTGATCAGTCACCCATGCCACCTCCATTAAATCACGGCTTAGCTAATCTGTCAAGATAACGCCTTCGTTAATATCGCCTAGTCGAGAGTGAGCCACGAGCCCCGGACCCCTAAAGGGTCCGCGGGGCCCGTGCTCACCCCTCGCTTGTAGGTCCCTCGGGTTGGGTATGAGCTCAATCTGACCCCCTTGAGCTCATACCCAACCCCGCTCTCTGAGGGGAACGAGCGTTGGGTATGAGCTCAACCCCGTTGGGTATGAGCTCAATCTGAGCATAGTTGAGCTCATACCCAACCGTCCTCTCCGACGCTGTTGGGTATGAGCTCAATCCGAGACAGTTGAGCTCATACCCAACCGCCCTCGTTCCCCTCGTCTTTGTTGAGTATGAGCTCAACCCCGTTGAGCATGAGCACCAAAAGTGATCATCTTACCTCACCTTTAGCTCGTTTGAAACCGGTTTGCTTCGGTTAGAGGATTCTAACCAAAACGGCGGGTGACGAGCGCCTGACGTCAACAGTACTAAGGTACCATGGACAGGCGGCCCGGCCTGTGATTTAATGGGACCAGGAGGTGAGACCATGCCCGTTTGGCGACCGATCCGCGGTTTCCCGCGGCACGAAGTAAGCGACACCGGCGAGATCCGGCGTTTAGTCCCGGGCCGCCCGCCCCTGGCCATCATCCCGTGCATCACGCGCGACGAAGTGGCGGTACAGCTGCCCGACGAGACCGGCCAGCCGGTGCTGCTGCGGGCCCGCTGGCTAGTGGCGCAAGCCTTTCTACCGCCGCCGCCGCTGGGCGAGATGGTGGTGGTCCGACATCGAGACGGCGATCGCTTCAACCTGGCCGCCTATAACCTGCGGTACGTCCCCTGGAGGCACGGCATTGATACAGAATGAGCACGACCTGGCGTATTGGCGCGCGTTCTTGGAAGCAGGCGGTACGATGCCGCCTGAGACCACGCTCGTATTGGTAGCTGCCCTGCAAGACGCCCGCTACCAGGCCAGCGCCCTAGAGAAACAAGTCCGCGACTTGAAACAGCAGGTCGACCGCCTGCAAAACAAAGCCGACAGCCTGCGACGGTATAACCGCCGCCTGCACGCCGAGGCCGAGCTTAACGCCCACCGCCCGCCCCTATGGAACAGCCTAGACCCGGAGAGTGACGCATGACCTATTACCGTTTGAGTGTGGCCCTGGCCGAAATGGCCGAGAGCCTTGGCCTGCCGCGCCCCGCGGTGCCCGCCGAAACCGAAGAGGAGGTGCTCGACCAGGTAGCCAACCTGTCCGCTGACACCGAGCGCAGGCTGCCGCCCCTTAAATCGTGGGACGACCGCTTGCCTGAGTGGCCCGATGGGCTACGGCGTGGATGGCACCAACGCCAGCGTGAAGCGGATCAGCTGCCCTACGATAGCGCCTGGGACGAGGCCCACCTGGAACAGCGGGCCCGGCAGCTAGGTGCGTACACCACCCTGTCGGACGACCCACAGCCTGGCACCGAACACCTGCCCCCGCCCGAGCGCCGCGTGCCGTGGGACGTACCGCCGCCCGGCGAGTACCTGCGCGTGGGCGAAAACGAGATCGACCAGGTGTTGTGGTGGTGCATCGAGCGCCCCGATCGCCGGTCCATCGTGCAGCGTGCGCTGTGGGAGCTGCAAGCGCTGCGTATCGCCCAGCAGGAGACTGCCGACTCGCAGCCGGTCAGAGAGAGGCTACTTATCACGATCGCCGATCTGCAGAGTAGCTTGACCAAGTACCAGGTAGCGGAGGAAACACACCGCTCCACCATCACCGGGATGGAAAACCGGATCTACGACCTGCACCGGCAGCATGACGAGCTGCTGGCCACGTTAGAAGCGTTAGAGGCCGAGCGCGACGACCTGCTGGCTGACAACGAGCGCCTGGAAGAAAAAGCCGCGCACCAGTCGGCCTTGCTACAGGGCTTCGACCCCCCGCCACTGATTGCACCCCGCTACCTACGGCCTGACGCTGGCCTGGACGAGACCTACTTACCCCTCTACCCGACCTCTGTCGACATGCTGCTAAAAACCCTCGACGACTATTTTCCTGAACCCCAACGCCCCCTTGTACAGCGGGCTCTGTGGGAGCTGCAGGAGTGGCGGGCCATCGGGGCCAGCCTGGTCGAGGAGCGCCAGACCCTGTGGGCCCAGGTCAAGGCACTAACCTTTATGCAGCGTCGTCGTGAACTACGGTATAACCACCCAGACCCGCACGTGGGCGGTGAGTATAGCCCAGTTACTGCGGACGAGATAGAGCACGCGTTAAGGCAAGCCAGCACATTGTATATCGACGGCTTTTGTGTTCGCGATCAGCTAGTACTGCGCCGCGCCCTGTGGGAGTTAGCCGAACGGCGCGCGATTGAGCAGGAGGAGTAACATGTCACCCCGTCGCATTCGACCTTGGGAGCTACCCGGCGCCACTAACCGCTACGACCCCATCAGCCGGGACAATCTCGACCTCTTGCTGCGCGTGGCCAGCACCCAGCCCGCGCCTGTCCTTAGTCCCGACTTGGTACGCAGCGCCCTGCTGGAGCTTCGCGACTGGCGAGATGTCGGCCCGCGCTGGCACCAGGAGCTGCGCCAGCTGCGCGAGGAGATCGGGCCCCTACGGACTCTAGCCGCCCGTCACCCCAACCGCTGCGGGCCTATGCCGCCCGATCATACACCCCAGGAGGAATAGCATGACCATGTCCTTTATACCCGGCCAGCCGGTCCCGTACCCGCCGCTAGAGCCCGGCCAGTATTCTTTCATCGAGACCTACGCTTGGGGCATGATCCCGGTGCGGGTCGTGGTCTCCAAACGGGTCGATGGTTGGTGTGCCTACCTGTTGTTAAAGCGTATGCCTGCCGAGTATGCCGAGCTGTACGGCGACCCTGTCCCGTTCGAGGCGGTGCGCGACTACGGCGACAAAGTGCCGGGTGCCGTCGCTTGCGAACAGTTCCCCGAGATGGGAGACGACTATGCCTACTAGGAACCGCAACTCGATCGTGAAGCGCTTGTCTCGGCTGCGCCGCTGGCAGGACAAGGTGACCGCCGTACGCTACGCCGCGCTGCGGAAAGACCCGCCTGGCAAGCCTACCGCGTCTATGCGCCGCATCGTGGCCCAGATCAACGCCCTGCGCCCTACCTGTCTACCGTTGGGGCACATGCTGTTTTGTGCTTCGGAATGGGAAAGCACCCCGTGCACCCTCCAGCAGGCGGTGCAGATGGAGCAGCTGGGTCTGGCTGATTTTGTCGTTCACGCCCCGCCCGTAAGCATCTTTAGACTAACCGATCTCGGGGCCCGCTGGTTCCGGTATGAAGCCATCACCAAGGCCAAGCAGATCGTGCTCGACTCGCCCAATAACCGACAGGAGCCCCCTACCGATGACTGATCGACACCCAATCTTGCGTTTTATTCGCGCCGCCTTTAGCCGTCCCCGAAGCTGGATCGGGCGAGGCTGTACCGCTGTGGTGGTATACCTGGTCTGCACCCAGCTGCTGGACATCACCCTGCGCCCCTGGCTGTTTGCGTTCTGGGTCGTCTTTTTTGGCGTCCTAGTCGAGATAGCCGCCTACACGCGCCGCCCCAAGCCTTGGGAGGACTGGCAGCTGGACATCCGGATCGAGGATCTCTTCCGGGAGGAACACCATGACCGATGGTGATCTGCTATTCGTTCTGCTCCTTTTCTGGCCCTTCTGGCTGTTGGCCGAGGTGACCATCCTCATGCTGGACGATGCGCTACACGTGCTGATCCCTACCCCCGGCAAGCTGCTTAGCCGCTGGCTCGTTACCCATCGTCGCGTGGGTAAATACACCCGGCGCGTAAAACCGGGCGAGTTTGAGCATAGCCACTGCCCGGCCTGTGGGCGACGTTTGCTGTTGGACGTATCGTACAACGCCACCAGGTACGACTCCCGCACCGGGCAGCCTCTGAGCACACACGCCACCGGCAAGCTGCGCTGCCCGGTGTACTATCACTCCAGCGCTAAAGCCGAGGTTGACCTGCCCGACATGCCCCTGTACCGCCGCAAGCGCAAACGCCGCCCCCGGTCGATGCCCGCCTGGCTGCGCCGTAACCCATGGGGCTGGTTAACCCGGTTGGTGGCCATTGCCCTGTGGGGGATCTTCGCAGGTTGGGCGTCCCGTGGCTTCTTGCTTTTTACCGGCATAGTGGTACCAGGCGGCTTGCTTCTTGACTTTTTGTTTTTACGCAAAAAGCCGCCGCCTATCCCCGTACCGGACGAGCCCAGCCTTGGCTGGCCCAAACCCGAGGACGTCCTGCTAGGGTACACCGCCACACACGCCGAAAAACGCGACTGGTGGGAGGATAACCCCCCAGCCTACAGTGGGTACATGCAGGGCATGCCTTACAGCTACGGCACGTCCGGCCCTTACAGTCACGGCACCGGCCCCTGGCCAACACGACCTAAGCCTTTTGTGTCAGAGCTCACCGGTGAAGCGTACGCTACCTATGCCGAGTATCTGGCCGGAGTGGACGCCCATGTCGAAGAGGAAGACGATGCATCGACGTAACGAGGAACTCGCCGCACTGTTGGGCGACTGGCACGAACGCGTGGTCCAGATCGCCTATGGGGCCCTGCTGGATAAATGGCCGCAGATCAACCATACTACTACCATCCGTTGCGTATACCGGCCAACCGAGGTCATCTTCCGTCCTGCTAGCTGTCGGGCCGGGTACGTGCCGCCGTATTCGTTCAAGCCTGGCCGCAAGACCCGCTGGTTACGCCGCTTGCGCTTACTGCCCGAGCTGGTCTTTTACCCCGAGCTGTCTCCATCCATCGTTGAGGACGTCGTAAAGCTGGAGCAGCTAATTGCCCAGGACCCCGCCCAGGGCGTGTATCTGCTGCTGCGAGTGGGTTATTGCCCCGCGCGGGACACCCTATTGCTGCGAACCGCCGAGCGTCGCCCCATACCGCCCATTTACCGTAGTCTTGACCTGTATTCTGGTCCGCAAGAGCCGACCGAGGAGCAAACAACCGATGAAAAGTAACATCATATACGGGCACCGCCCCGGCCTGATCCCCCGCCTGTTGCGCTGGCTAGGTCACAAGACCTGGTTCCGGCTGTACTGGCTGGGCTGCAAGGTCATCGAGCTTAACGTCGACATCGACGACTTTGATCTAGTTGGCTGGTACCCGGCTGTGCGTATCTATACGGTGCGCCCGGTGGCCGCCGATGCCGAGTACATCGACGCTATACTGCAGATCGCTAAAGAAGGGTTTGACGGCATCGAGCGCATCACCCGCACCGCGCCCAACGGGGCCCTGATTGCGTACACCAACATGCGCCCTTGGATCGAAACCGAAGCCGCGTTGGCTGGTGCCGTGCTGGATAGGTTGAGTCATGCTAAGCCGACTACTTGACCTGCTGCTGGGCCCGATCGAGGCCCACCGCCGCCCATACGCCCGCGTGCGTATCCTAGTGGATGGCGAAATCGCGCGGGCTACCATCTACCAGTACCGCTGGCGTCGCCCGCGCGCCTGGTGGCACCGGCCCGGTCGGCCTGTGTTAGCCTGGGACCGGGTCACGACGGGCATAACCTGGCAGGTGGAGTACCTGGGCCTCGAGCCTTGGCAGCCTAGCGATGGCCTAGTACCAGGGTACTATTGCACCGAGCGCTAAGCCGTGGTTTAATGAAAACACCGACCACCACCAAGGAGAGCAAGATCATGACCCCTGCTAATCGTTTTGTCTGCCGTCACGCCCGCTCGATAGCGTTATGGCGCATCTTCTCTTGGCGTAACCACCCGGACAGTACCGGGCCGCGTTACTTTCCGATCGCCGCCATGCGCAAGGAGCTGCACGACACCGTCCTGTCCCCCGAGTACCGGCGTGAGCTACAGCGCCGCGTGATGGCCCGGGTGGATGTCTTAGAGCGTCGCCTGGACCCCGAGTTCGCTAGCCGCAACGACCCGCCCGCGGGTGAGTTGGGCCCGGTGGCTGCCTACGAGGCCTTGCCGCCGCTGGCCCACAACCTGCTGTTGCAAGGTTTCTACCTCAACCAGACCAGCCTAAGCGGTATCGACGTCAACAGCCCGACCCACACCCCCCAGCCCACCCGACCCGCGCTGGAAGCCATGCTGCGGGCTGGCGTCATCACCAAGGCCTGGAACGAAGACTGGCTGACCGCCCGGTACCGCATTACCCCGTTGGGCCGCGAGGTGCTGACCGTGGTGATGCAGGAGGTCATGGCGCATGACTAAGCTACCGCGCAAGATGAACAAGGACGAGCTAGTCGCGTTCTGGGCGCTGCGTGATATGTCCCCCGACGAGCGGCACATTGTGCGCTCGTTCCAGGGCGAAGAGTCGGTGCCCGGTCCGTATTTGCCACCCCCGCCCAGCGCCATTACCCAGTTGTGGTCGACACTGCTGCGGCGTAGGCTGGTTGAGCGTTTGCCGGGCAACCGCTACCAGCTGACCGAGGCGGGGCACATGGTGTTGGCTGCGCTCTTGGAGGTCTCCGATGCTGCACCCCCAGACTAGCGTGATCTGCCCGACCATCGAGCAGCGTTTACGTCAACGAGACCCCGAGGTCATGCAACGGCTGGACACCCTGCTGCCCGCGGTATCCTGGCGCACGGGTCGCATCTTGCGCTACCTGTGGGACCAGCACGAATGGGAGCTGGCCCAGGCCTTTGTTGATCTGCTGCGCGGCTACAACGAGGACTTTCTAGCTCGGGGCGGCTTCACGCGCTCCGAGCGCCAGCGCCTCTACGAGCGGTTAGCATACTACCAGAGCCCGCGCCATGGATGACTACCCGGTTCGCTTTCGCACCTGGCTAGACAACCCCTCCAGCCGGTACGGCCTACAGTACAAGGACCCGGACCTGTGGGCCTACGCGCACCCCGTCCTGCCGCACTCGGGAGAACGGTTGTACCGCTTAGTGCACAACCGTCGCGTGCCTGGCACCAACATCTGGGACCCAGTGCAAGACACCCGGCACCGCACGCTGCAGGAGGTCACGCGTGCGATGCGCGACCTGGTCCCAGACCTGGACCTCTGGAAGCCGGTGCTGCGCCCCTCGTCCTGCATCCTACACTATGGCCCCTGGCCGGAAGGGTGACGGCATGCGGTACTCCACCATCCGGGTGACCTACTATCCCGACCTTGACCAGTACGAGTACCATTGGATAGGCGTGTCGCCGTACACCCTGGCGTCGTTTGACGTCGTACACTACCTGCGCGGCAGCAGTGACCTGCTGTGCACGAGTGAGAGGCTAACCATCGGCCAGTTTACGTTAACTACGATTGCCATCGACCGAGTCCAAGAGCTATACGTGCTGCGGCTAATCGCCGTCACCAAGGAGTAACAGCATGCCGCCCACCACTCGCATCGGCAAGTATCTAGACCACCCCCAGGGCGCGTATGCCCTGGAGTACGAAGACACCAACACCTGGGCCTATGTGCACCCGGTCTGGTTAGGGCCAGAGGACCGGGCCTATCGTCTGGTGCTACACCAACGCGCGCCCGACAGTGCCCTGTGGCACCCCTCCGCCAGCCGCTACTACGACCTGGTAGAACTCGCGCGGGAGATGCGCCGCATCACCGGCGACCTGCGTCGGTGGCGTGTTGCCGCGCGCAGCCCCTGGTCGCGCAAGTATGCCAACTCGATATAGTACCAGAGTACTATTGACACGAGACGCAAGGCGTGGTATAATGGAAGTACGATTAAACACTAGCCCAGGAGGCATCGCATGACCATCGACATCGACACTCACGCGCAAGACATTGTTGAGGAATATAACACCCGCGAGTACGCCGTCGTGCAGCGCATGACCCAGTGTGGCCCGTTTATCTACTTCTACATCAAGACGGACGGCACACGTGAGGACTACCGCCAGCTGACCCAGACATTGGACGGCGATGTCCGGCTGGTCTGGTTGGAGAACCGAGAAAGCCCCCTCAGTCACTGGATGATATGGGTCTATGGTGTGGACCTCGTCGCTGCCGAGATTGAGCTGCATGCCGAAGCCGTAGCCCAGCATGAGCGGGACGAGCGCGTGCTGCAGCTGGAAGAAGCGCGCGATCACCTACTGTCAGCCATCGGGCTGATCCAGCAGGCTACCCAAGGCACCGAGGAGCAAGGCCGCGCCCGGGCCTACATCCTGCCCACGCTCGAGATGTGCGCCAGCCAGAACCACCACTACCTGGGCAGCCAGGAATGCAACATCGACGAGCTGATCCAAGCGCTTTCGTAGGGCGTGACAGGCCATCGATTGGCATGGGCGGGCTGCAGCCGCTGACACACAACACCCCGCAGCCCACCACCCGTGATCAAGACCCCGGTTCAACTCCGGGCACGTCCACCACGCATTACAGGGCGGCCCCGCCGCCCTTTTTACCGTCCGGTTAGGTGAGAGGAGGATTTTGTATGTCCCGTAAGGTGGTTAACCCGAACTATAGCCAGCTGCCCGACCAGCAGCCCCGCAAAGATTGGAACCCGTGCCAGTGGCCCGGCTGCTCCAATCCCACCCCTATCCCAGGCCACTACTGCCTGGATCACGCGCACCGGATGGCCCGCGGCGATGTACCGCCGATCCCCGCGCCCACCTTTGAGCGTTCGCCTGAATGGCGCACGTAGTGACACCCACCCGGGCCCTAGTGGCCCGGGTCTGTTAGGAGGACCCTATGATTTGCTGGATCGTAGCCCGCATCGGACGCTACGCTAACCCGCTTGGCCACCGGGTAACCCCCGTTGTTAGCGCGGTGTGCTCGTCCGAAGAGGAGGCGCTGCGCTTAGCGGACGACTTCAACCAGGAAGAGGCCCGCACCCACCCACACGGCACTGAGCGGTTATACGTGGCCGCCAGCCTGTTAAGCGAGGGCTGGCTGGTGTTGCGACGGGCCGGTAGTGAAGAGGAACATGTCGGACGGCATAACTGCATCCTATCCACCGCGCCGCTGGCCGGGTGGCATCGGGTAGCTGGTCCCTTCGAAGACTATCCCGCCGCAGTACGCGCACGCCGCACTTATCTGCACCAGTGCCAGATCATGCCACCCGACCCCGATATAGTACCAGAGTACTATTGACACGAGGCCCAAGATGTGGTATAATAGAAAATGAGGACGGGCACCCCGCATCGTCCACCAGGCTCCCGAGGAGGGACCCGATGACAACCCAGCGCACGACCAGCCCCGAACTCCCCCAGGACGCGCAAGCGTTCTTGGAAGAGGGGCAGCCCGGCTGGTGCCGAGGCAAGCTGCCCATCGGCACGATCCTGCTGGTGGAACACAACCAGCGCCAGCTGACGGTAGAGCGTAGCAACGGCTACGTGATCACCGGCTTCTGGGACGGCGTGATCCAGCGCGGGGGCGGGGTTGACCTCCGGACCGAGCAAGCCACTATCATCCGCTGGGGCTAAGGCCCCACAGTCCCAGGAGGACAACACTATGCTTAAAGATACGACTCTGCACGAGCTGGAAGCCATGCTCTTCGAGATTTGTGTCCAGGTCCAGGAACAGGGCGCAGCCGAGGGCGACTGGGGGCGCTTTGAGGTATGGCCCGAGCACGTCGAAGCTGATCACATCGTTCTGAGCTTCGATCGCTGGAACACCCCGGACGGCAGCCCCGACATCGGACAGGATTTCTACTCGTCCGTATGCCACGCGCTGCGCAAAGCGCTGGACATCGAGACTGACATCGTTGACGTCGACAACACTTGGGTCGAGATCGGCTATAGGTTGCCCAACCTCGACTGCCAGCCCTACCGGGACACCGTCGAGGGCCGCGCGCAGCGGATTGCGCACGCGTATGCTACCTGCGGGTTCGAGGGCGTAGTCCAGGCTTTCACCCGCAAGGACATAGTGGTAGTAGTGGTCGAGGGCCCACACCGGCACGGCACCGCCTTTCACATCATCCGGCAGGACCCGCGGCTACAAAAGCTACGCCACATCCGTGGCTACAAAGCCCGCACCTACCGCATGGTGTACCGGGTCCTGCCCGAGCCTCGGCCCTTCGACCCTGCCCAGGTGTTGTACCGCGGGCTGCCTGTCGCCACCCGATCGGCCCGGGAGTGAGGCCGCCATGGACACGCTGCAGCAGTACCAGGTGATCTTCGTGCGCGATCAGGGCCGCATCCTGTGGGACCTGGTCCTGGTCGTGCACGTGGACCCGGACGGCTGGTTCCGGTACCGGGTGCTAGGAGCCCAGCCCGAGGAGCGCACGTTCGTGCCCGGCCTGATGGAGTGGAAGGACCTACGCCACGGGCCGGTTTTCATGTCGAACGAGTGACATAGTACCAGAGTACTATTGACACGAAGCCCAAGGTGTGGTATAATAGAAGTATAGTTGAGCGCACTAGCAGCCCAGGAGGGCACACGATGAGCAACACCCGCAAGCGCACCCCCCGAGTTGGCCAGGTGATCCTGGTCCGCGAAAAGGGCACCAAGTCCTGGACGTTGGTCGTGGTGACTGACACTGACAGCACCGGCCCTGGCTTTTTCCGCTACCTGGTGTCCGGCATGACCAGCATGACCAAAGTCTTCTCGCCGTACAAGCACGAATGGCTGCCCTAGGGCAGCCGCCCGGGGCGCAAGCCCCGGGCACCCCTATCACATCGAGGGCGCAAGCCCCGAGCCCAGGAGGGCACACCATGAAGGTTAAAGAGCTGATCACCGCACTGCAAGCCATGGACCCCGAGAGCGAAGTCTACATCGCCCGCGGCACGCCCGATGGCGTGTTCAACGAGGGCTACCAGCTGCCCACCGCCATTGTAAGCCTGGAAGCCCTAGCGGCTGGCTTGACCGCCGCTGGCGGCACCGAAGCCTACCACCCCAACACCCAGACCTACCTATCGATCCTGGACAGCTTGCCCGCCGAGCTGCGTGGCGAGACTGACTGCACTATGCTGCTGTACTGGGTCCCGCGAGGCATGCCCGACCTGGACGACCTGCTAGCCCCCTAAGGCTTAGGAGGTCAACCCCCCAGGCTTTAGGAGGTCAACCCCCTAAAGCTTAGGGGTCTTGCGCCGACCCCCTAAAGATTGGGGATTGACACGAGGCTCAAGATGTGGTATAATAGAAGTAGAGATGAGGGCAACACCGCTCTCGTCGCCAGCCCAGGAGGGCACAACAGATGAACGAGATCAAGATCACCAACGGACAGAAGCTTATGATCCAACGGATCGCCCACATGAGCTCCCCCGCCAAGGCCCGTCGTATGGCCGAGTTCTTCCTCTCCGAGCTGGACAAGTCCAGCGCCCTGTACCAGGCAGCCCAGATGATCCTGGACGACGAGGGCATGGACGAGCTGCTGGAGTGGTTCTGGAGGATCGCAGCCGCCGGGTAAGCCACCATCAATAGCCGGGGCCCACATCGGGCCCCACAGCCCCAGGAGGGCAATACTATGGACGTCAACGCCTTTGAACGACAGATCGAACGCCGACACGCCGCGCTGATCCTGTGGACGCTTGGGGGCGAACCCGTCGACCCCACCGCCCTATTCGTTAGCGACAACCGCGTGCTGGACCTGGACAACAGCGAGACAGCAGGCGACCTGATGCGGGCCATGGTCGACACCGGCAACGGGCAGGTCACCGTGCTGGCCGACAACATCGAGTGGACTATCCGCGAAGCTTATGGCAGCGACGAGCTCGACGATTACGAAATCTTCGACCTGCTTAACGCCGCTGGGCTGCCCGGACCATTCGGCCCGATCACCATCGTCGACCTGGGGCCAGCCACCCAGGCTGCCGCAGTCACCGACGTCAAAGCCGCGTACCGCCAAGCCGCCGCGCTGTACAAACGCACTAAGGACATCGCCGACTGGTTGGCCAAGCCGGTGTACGAAGCCGTAGGCCAGGAAGCCATCAGCTACAGCGAGGGCTCCAGCATGATCGACGAGCTGGAAGAGGGCATCACCGATAGCGCGTTCTGCGCCCTGGTACGGGCCGAAAACCGGTTGCTGGAGTGGGCCCGGGCCAAGGTCAAGGCCGAGGGCGGTGAGCTCTTCGCCAACAACGAGCTCACGGTGGAACAGGTGTTCTCGGCAGCCGCCCGCTGCTACTCCGTCCGGGTTAAGGTCCTACGCTTAGCGCTCCGGCTGGAATAGGTCCCGGAGCTCACCGGAAGCCCGCCTCGGGCCCAGAGCCGCATGGCACGGGCCCGAGGCCCCGCAGCGGGCCCGCCTCTCCGTGGCCCTTCGGAGGGCTCCGGAGGGCTGCCCCCAAGACCCCTAAGCTTTAGGGGTCTTGGGCCATATAGTACCAGAGTACTATTGACACGAGGCTCAAGATGTGGTATAATAGAAGTAGAGATGAGGGCACCGCCGCCCGCATCAATAGCCCAGGAGGGCACCCGATGAGCAGCCCGCAAGAGTTCGCCCAAGCAGTCAGCAAGCACACCAGCGCCCGCGTACAGGACGGCATGGTCCTGGTTGGCGATCAGGATGAGGTCATCGTCGGCCTGTCCCGCAGCCGCCGCTATCTGGTCGTGATCTGCGAGAGCACCGGCCAGCGCCTGGCCATCCCCGCCGCCGACTGGACTCAAGCCGCCGACGCCGCCGTGCGAATGCTGGGCATCAACCCCACCGCCCGCGCTGCGCGTGCCGCCGCCCGCAAGAGCATCGATCTGATGCCCAACCCTGGTCTGCTCAGCGCTGCGCTCTTCATCCTGTCCGGCGTCGTTAGCCTGATGGCGTAAGCGCATGGTACCGCGGTACCATTGACAGGCTGCCCGGGACGTGATTTAATAGGAGCATCGATCCGTACACATGTGACCCAGGAGGTCCATCATGATCAAGCCGTATTCCCCCGTTTGCGCACGTTGTGGTGTGCCCGACCCGGGCGATGACCTGTGCCCGGGCTGCGCCACAGTCCAAGCCGCCCAGACCGCCGCCCAGGCGGGCCCAGTGCCAGCCACCGCGGCCCCTGTGGTGCCCTGGTGGGATGACCACGTTTACGATAGCTATCTGCTGGACGAGTTCCAGCTGACGGGCTGCGGTGGTTACGACGGTCATCACAAGGTCGCCTATATGACCCAAGCCAGCTACCAACACTATCTGGACCGCGCCGCGGTCGAGTGGGGTGAGCCGTTCCGTGACTCCTTCTACCCGATCACCTGGCCGATCTTGGCCCAGACCCAGGACGGCGATCTGCTGATCCTGTATCCCGTGGTTGACAACTGGCTTCACGAGTAAGCCCATGGGGGCCCGCCCGGGCCCCCGACTCAATATAGTACCAGAGTACTATTGACACGAGGCTCAAAGTGTGGTATAATAGAAGTACGATCAAACACTAGCCCAGGAGGGCCCCCAATGGATATCAACGAAGCCCGCAAGCTCGAACCCGGCACCCAGGTCAAGTTCACCCGCCGTGGACGCCCGCCACAAACAGCCTGGTTCATTACCACGCACGAAGACAGCATCATCCTGGGCAACAGCCCTAAGATGAAGTACCACACCAAAGCCGCTGCCTCGTTGGTGCGCCCCTTCACTCCCGCCGAAACATATGCCGATCAGATCGCGTGGGAGTACGCGCTACGCTTGACAGGTGGCAGCACCAGCCCCGACAGCATCGCCAAGGCCCGCCGCCAATCGCTGGAGCACTTGACCAGCCTGGCCCCCGAGCTCGATTTTATGACCGTCGAGGGCGATGTGATCGCGTTCTACGTGTATGACGAAGCGATCATGGAGCAGCTGAACGCCGACCAGCGCCTGGTCCAGGTAGGTGATCTCGCCTGGACGCCCAGCAACATTCTCGTGAAGTACCGGGCGCAGCTGCCTAGCTAACGCGCCCAACCGCCCGGGGCCCTGCGGGGCCCTCTCACAGCCCAGGAGGGCGCACGATGGCACACTACTACGACAAGACCTTCAAGAAGCGTAACACCGGCAAGTGGTGGTACACCCGCGAAATGCGCATCGCCGAGCGCCAGGCTGTGCGCCGTCAAGAGGGGGAATGGTGGCGCAAGGCGCACAACCCGCGCGCCTTTGCCCGCACAGTAGAGGACGTCCTCGTGACGCCCGACCCGCCGCCGCTGCGGGACGTGTCCAAAAAGATCCGTCGCCATCGGCAGACCTGGCGCACCAACATACCGCGCAGCCACCGCCGCCGTATCCAACACCTTAAGCCTAGCACGACTTAGTCCCAGGAGGGACCCCATGAACAGCACGCCGCTCGAAACACGACTGCAGGAGGTCCTGCGGGACTTCGAAGACCGGTTCAAGAGCACCGCGCTCGAGAGCCACTCTCAGGGTGCCGTGGTGATCTTTGGCCGCGTCGGCATCAGCAACGCGCACCTGGATAACCTGTTGGCCGAGGTGGACCGGGCCCTGGCCATCGCCGGGCAGCCCTGCCACTATGAAGTCTTGGAGCGCACTCGGTCCTACATCCGGGTTCTGTACCGCTCCGGGGCCCAGTCAGCCGCCCCCGCGCCCGAAGTCAACGATACGCCCGACGAAAAGGTCGTCACGCCCGAACACATCTTGGCCCGCATCGAGAAGCTGGTAGCGTTGGCCGAACATCCCAACACCGGCGACCCCGAACGTGAGTTGGCCTGGGACCGGGTGCACATGCTGTTGGCCCGCTACAGCTTGACGCTGGCCGAGGTCCGACGCAGCGAGGGCGTGCAGGCTGTGATCATCACGCACGACATGGTCCTGACGGGCCGATACTGGGAACAGAGCGCCTGGCGCGCACACCTTACCCAGGCGGTGGCCAGCGTCACTCTGACGCACGGCTACACCATGGGCAACACCCACTCGCTATTCGTGGGCGAAGAGGTCAGCGTGCAGGCCGCCTGTGTGATGATGACCAGCTTGCTGGAACAGCTGCAGGCCGCTTACCAGCTGGCCGCCGCCGAGACCCCCAACAAGGGCGTAGACGGCATGGCCTGGAAAAAGACCTTCTTGGTGGCCGCCGCCCGCCGCCTGCGCGAACGGGCCGACCGGATCGCAGGCCGACACGCGCAGGAGACCGCGCTGGTGGTCATTCCCCAGCAGGACGCGCACGATCGCGTGGCCGAGGCCTTCAACACCAAGGTTCGCAGCCGACCCATCAACGGGTCGACCAAGGGCGGCTACAGCCTACAAGCCGCCCGCAAAGGGCGAGAAGCCGGGGATAACGCCGATTTCCGCTCTGGTATCACACCGGGGGCCGCCTCCGACCGGCTGGAGTAGCCACCATCTAGGGCCTGCCGTCAACTTTACCGAGGTACTGTTGACAGCGGGCCTGCCCCGTGTTTTAATGGAAAAGCACCGACCGCTTGCAGCTAACAAGGAGTACCACGTGGAAAAGGTCACTGTTACCGGACTAGCTGAGGCCCGCCGCCAGGCTGGGTATAGTCAACGACAAGTAGCCGAGCTCACCGGGCTGGCTGTCAGTCAGATTTCGAAGCACGAGAACAACAAGATCGGGGTCAGCCTGGCTACCGCCCTGCGCTACGCCGCACTATACAACGTGCCGCTTACCACGATCTTCTCGCTAGAGGAATGATCGCCGAGTCTAATCAACCCGCTCCCACGACCGGAGAACAAACTGCCCCGCTTCTAGCCGCCGCGCTGCGGCTGCACGAGCAGGGCTGTTCTGTTGTCCCGCTCGAACCCCGGGGCAAAGAGCCTATGATCAACTGGCTCCCCCAGCAACAACAGCGGGCCGGGCCGGACCAGATCCGCGCCTGGTGGACCAAGTGGCCTGAGGCCAATCTGGGCATCGTGACAGGCCGGATCTCTGGGGTCGTGGTGGTGGACGTTGATCATGCCGAGGGACTAGACCAAGCGCTAGAACGCGGTCCGACGTCCCGTATTGTAAAAACCGGGCGAGGCTACCATCTGCACTACGAATACCCGCCCGACCAAGAGTTGGTGCCAAACCGTGTGGGCGATGACGGCATTGACATACGCGCCGATGGTGGCGTCGCCGTCATGCCACCTAGCGTACACGAGAGCGGCACGCTGTACAGCTACCACCAGAGCGGCACCCGGGGGACCTGTCCGGCCTGGGTGCTGGACCAGCCCACTATCGCAGCTAACAAGGGCCAGCACTGGATCGCCCATAAGCTCCAGCACGGCGTGGCGCGCGGAGAGCGCAACTCGACCTGTGCGGGCCTAGCCGGGTTCTTCTATGGGCACCGGATAGCCGAAGACATCGCCCAGGGCCTGCTGCAAAACTGGAACTTGCACAACCGCCCGCCTATGACCCGTGAGGATGTCGATCGTACCGTGTCCTCGGTATACCGCACCGCCGCCCGTCGTCAACCGCCGCCTGCCGCGCCCCGCGCGGTGGAGGGCGAAAGCGAGTTTCTCGAACGCTACGAGGTCGATATCACCGAGCAAGCTACCGGGGTGATTGCCGCTTTTGACGACCCAGCCCAACGATCGATGGAGATGCAGCTGTACGGGTCATATGCCCTACAGTATGCCGGGACCGGCGTTACTTGGCTGGTCGACGGCTGGCTGCCAGACAACTCGCTACATTTCATCGTCGGGCCGCCCGGCAGCCACAAAACCTGGATGGGGCTGGACCTGGCTATGGCGGTGGCCGGGGGCTACACCTACCTCGGAGAGAGGGTCAATCGGCAAGGCCCGGTGCTACTGTACCAACAAGAAGACGCCCGGCAGACCACCGCCGAGCGCCTGGTCATCGTCCAACACCCTAAGGTCCACGGCGACCAGCCGATGATTGAAGTGCTAGAGCGCGATGAACAAGGCGCACCAAACGCCTGGCAGTTTAATCTACCCGAGCACGTTCCGTTGTACGTGCACCCCGCCAACGAGCTGCAGCTTAACCATGACGGGTCGCTAGGGGCCTTAGAGGAGCAAATCCGGCGCATCAAGCCGGTGCTGGTGGTGATTGATCCACTATACGTAGCCGGGGGAGAGCTAGACGGATACCTGGCCGACACCGCCCAAGAGCTTAGCAAGCTCAAACGATTGCGCGAGGTGTACCAGGTTGGCTTTGTAATCGTGCACCATAGCAAGAAAGGCGATACCGAGGGTCGCGAACGCGGCTGGGGCAGCCAGTTCCTAAATGCCGCCAGCGAGACACAATGGCAGCTGTACCCGGACGAGGAGACCGGCAAGGTCCGGCTAGCGCGCTACTTCAAGGGCGCAGGCCAGCCACCACCCGTGCAGATGGTTTTTGACATCCGCAAGGAGGACGCCGACATCACCCGTTATAACGTCTACATCGAGGAAGACGAAGACGAGACCGGCCCCGACCAGGGCCTAGAGGCTGAAATCACCCGCCTGCTGCAGGCCGAGCAGCCACTACGGGCCGCCGACTTAGCCAACAAGACCAAGGTGCACCGCACTACTATCAGCCGCGCCCTACGCTCCTTACGCCAAGAGGGCACCGTTACCCAGGATAGCCAGTTCCGGTATAGCTTAGCCGGGGACAAACCCGTGTTTTAAGGAGGACGAACGCATGACCCGAAACAACACTTGGTGGGCCCAAAAGCACCACCTTAGTTATTCACAGATCGTAAGCTTTACCTGCCCATACCGCTGGGCGCTAGCCTACAAGCGCGGTATCCAACGGCGCACCGTGTCAGGGCCGATGCGCCTAGGCAGCTTCGTACACCAGGGCATCGCCGCCCACCTGCTAGATCGCCCGGTTGAGGACACGCTGCGGCACCGCTGGGAGCAAGACGCTAACGACCGCCAGCTGTCAGTAGACGCTCGGGCCGAAGGGTATGAGGCACTAGAGCTCAGTATCGGTATTGTATACCGCACAATCGACGAGATCAACAAGCTCGGCTGGCAAACGGTATGGTTTACCGACCCGGACGGCGTTCGGCTGCCCCTGGTCGAGCAAAAGCTGTGCGCCCCGCTGTCGCCCTTTGCGGGCTTCGTGGGTGTAGTCGACTGGGTGGCCCGCGACCCAGCTAGCGGCCTAGTGTGGCTGGTCGACTGGAAAACCCGCAAAGCGCTGCAGGGTCCCGAGACAGAAGACACCAACCTGCAGCTGGCCGCCTACCAGCACCTGCTAACGCGCAACGGCGTGGAAACGACCGGCACCTGCCTGTTTCAAATACGGTCCGAGACGCCGCGCTGGCCGAAGCGTAACAAAGACGGCAGCATGAGCCGGGCCGCCTGTATTACCGACTGGGCCACCTATCGCGAGGCCCTACTGGCTGCGGGCCTAGACCCCGCTGACTATGTCGACATGGCCGATAAACTGGCCGATAACAAGTTCTTCGATCCGCTGTTCGCCTATCGCAGTCCCGAGCTCGTCGCTTCCTTCTGGAAGCAGATCGTACAGCGGGCCGCCTGGGCCATCGGTCGGGTCAAGATGCACCCGTGGCGCAACATGACCGGCCTGGAGTGCCGGGGCTGCCTGGTGCGCGAGTTCTGCCTGGCTGAACTCCGGGGCGAAGACACCGACTGGCTGCTCCAGACCGAGTACCAGTACAAGCCGGGTTTTGGGCCCGGAGAAGAGGCTAATGCATGACGATCTATAGTAGTACGAACATACCGTGGCAGTTTAACCTGCTGCTGTATGGCAAGGCCGGAGCCGGTAAGACCAGCTTGGCCGCCACCGCAGGGGACCACGAGGCGATGCGCCAGGTCCTGTTCCTAAACGTCGAGGGGGGCATGCTATCGTTGACTCACCGCGACGACATCCTGATCGCCGATACTCCCACCGCTGCCGCGGTCGAGGAGATCTTTTGGAAGCTGGCCCAGGCCGAGGAGGAGCCCTATAGCCAGATCAAGACCGTAGTGATCGACAGCGGGACAGAGCTGCAGAACGTCATGCTAGCCCAGACCGCTGAGGAAAAAGCCCGCACCGACGCCCGCCGCGGGCCGAACGACATATACCTGGAGGACTACGGGGTCAACACCGCCGCGCTGCGCCGCCTGGGCCGGATGTTCCGGGACTTACGCGTCAACGTCATCATGACAGCGCTACCCAAAGAGATATACCCGCCCAACATCGAAGACACGACCGGCGTCGACCCTATCGAAGTTGTGCCACTGTTTACCAGTAAGCTGGGCACCAGCCTGGCGGGCTTCGCCGATTTCGTATGGTACGTGTATGTTAAGGATGGACGGCGCATGGTCTTAACCACCGAGCGCCGCGGTTACATGGCCAAGACTCGCGGCCATGCGTTCGCCCAGCAGATAGGCCCCACCTTTCGCGTAGCCGGGACCAACACCGAGACCGGCGAGGTGGAAGAGGGGCATACTCTCGCTACGCTGTACGACCTGCTGCTTAGCTGCCGTCAGTAAGCCGCAGCACTATCCGACCCTAAGATAACAAGGAGTTCGACATGACTGATGATCTGCCCGGTGGCAACAACCAAACCGGCGAAGTGGGGATCGAGCTGGACACCACCGGCTGGTCCGACGACAATACCATACCAGAGGGCACCTATCGCGCGGTGCTGATGCTGGTCACCGAAGCCGTCAGCCGCAACAACAACGACATGTTGGTCTGGGAGTTCGTGCTGATCGACCCGCCGCACGCAGGGGTCGAACTGCGCACCTGGACGGTCAAGAGCGAGAGCTCGGCCTGGAAGATCCGCGAGATGCTGCAGGCCACTGGCCTGGGCAAGCTGGGCACCAAGATGCGCCTAGTATACTCGGAATACGTCAACACCATGGTACGCTTAGTGGTGGGTAAAAGCATGTTCAACGAGCAGATGCGCAACGAGATCACGCGCGTTATGGCCCCCGTTGAAGGGGCTGGCACCAAGCTCGGAGCGGGCGAAGTGCCCGACTTTGAGCCTACACCCGCCGCTGGCAGCCGCATCGAAGACCAGGCCCCCGGGCCCGACACCGGCGAAGAGTTCTAATCATGGGGCCCCGACCATCTCACCGAGACGCGCTCCTCGGGCTACTATCCATGGAGCGTTTCGAGGGGCTGGTGTGGGACCCCACGCGGGACATCACCGGCTTTCCCCAGGTCTTACGGGCCTGGGGTCTGCCGGTCTGCACCGCGTCTCGCTCTCTGCTACACTGCGAGGGGGCCCCAGTGCCTAATATCATTGGCCAGCCGCCGTCTTTTGATCGCTTACTCTGGGTTAACAAGATGGTGCACTGCGCTACACATAAGATCGCGTTACTCATGCCGCCCCGATACCTACAGTTTCACCGCGCTGATTTCGAAAGCACTGGTTTAACCCGGGTGCACCTGCGCGATCTTCACCCGGCGCAGATGGGGCAGGATTTCAACCCGGACACGTACGCTTGGTTCGTGTGGGACCTGCAGCGCCCGTCCGAGACCGGTACCTTTCAGGGCCGGTGGATTACTAAACAAGACATCGCTGACGCCGTCGCGTGCCTCGACCACCGCGAGTTTTTTTAGGAGAGCACCATGCAGTTACAACTCGTGACCCTGTTCACCATGCGCAGCGTCGCTACCGATCGAGACGCCGCCGCAAGATGTCTGGCCGAGCTTATCCACGCTACCTGGCCAGAGATAAACCCTGATAACGTACTGTTTACCGTGTATAAGGATAGCCAAGCGTACGAACACGGCCCGCGCATGATCGCTTTCCTATCCGAGGCGGGTCCGGGCAATCACTCGGTGCTGTTTGCGCACTGGCACCAGGAGCGGCTGCACGTCCACAGTAACAAGCAGGAGGTGCAGCAACTACTGAACAACAGCCACCGGTGGACAGCCCTGCAGGCGGGCTGGTGCACGCCTGCCCCTGAGGAGGACTAATGCTAGTCACTCAGGCCGATTTTCAGGCCGCCCTGCAGGACATCGCCAACAGCGAGATGTTAGCTATCGACCTGGAAACCACCGGGTTACAGCGCTGGGGGCCACACCGTGATCGCATCTGCGGGGTGGCGGTGCGTACCCCACGCACAGGCTATTACTTCCCTTTCCGGCACAAAGAGGGGGACAACCTACCGCTCGAACAACTACCCGCTTTGATAGAAGCCACCTATCACGCGCCAGTATGGCGGGGCCATAACTGGTCCTTTGATATAGCGTTTATGGTCCAAGCAGGCTGGGATTTTCCTGTGCACCCCGTCCGGCTAGAGGACACCATGGTCCTGATCCATCTGCTCAACGAGAACGAGCCCAGTCTTAAGCTCAAAGAGTTAGGGGCTAAGTACATCGACAGCAACGCCCAGGCCCAAGAGCGAGAGCTACAGGCTGCGCTAGGTAAGCGTGGAGGCTTAAACAAGGGCGACATGTGGCAGTTACCGGCTGTCTTGGTGGAGTCGTACGCTGTGCAGGACGTCGATCTGACTTGGGCCCTGGCCGAGCTGGCGCACCAATACCTGGCTAAGCGGTATTTCCACGACCTAGGGCTGCAGGTCAACGCGTACAACCACCTGATTATCCGCTTGATGCTGTACGGCGTGCAGTTGGACGTACCGCTGATCGAGCAATACATGGCCGAGTGCGAGGAGCAGCACACCGTCACCGAAGCCCGTATTCAGGCTCTGGCAGGCTACGAGCTCAACCCGCGCAGCGCCAAGCAAGTACAGGCCTGGCTAGGTGTACAGAGCTCAGCAGCCGATGTATTAGAAACCATGCCTGATCACCCCGGCGCGCAGCTGATGCTAACCTACCGGGCCTGGCACCGGGCCTTGACCAGTTACTACCGGCGTTTTCTGGAGGAGATGGACGGGCAACACATCCTGCATCCCAACCTCAACGTCACCGGTACGGTCAGCAGCCGCCTGTCGTGCAACAGCCCCAACCTGCAAGCGCTGCCGGTGCGCACCGAGGTGTACAAGGTCAAGGACGTCATCGTCGCCCGCCCGGGTTACGGTTTAATCGCGATCGACTACCAACAAGCCGAGGTACGGGTGGGGGCCCACTATGCCCGTGAGACCGGTTTGATCCGGGCGTTAGAACAGGGCCTGGACCCACACAGCGCGACCGCCGAGCAGCTAGGCTTACCGCGGCACTTTGCTAAACGCATCAACTTCGGCATGGTGTACGGCATGGGGGCTGGCCCGTTAGCTAACGACCTGCACATCTCATACAAAGAAGCCCAAGCGCTGCTAGGGCAACACCGCGGGGCGTATCCCGGTTTTCGGGACCTGTACCACCGCGCCCAACGGATAGCCCAGACTCGGGGTTACATCCAGTTGTACACCGGACGACGGCGGCACTACAACGACCGGAAACGAGCCCCCGCCCACAAAGCGATGAGTAATCTCATCCAGGGCACAGTAGCCGAGATCATGCGCGAAGACATGATGCGCATCGACCAGGAGCTATGCGATGACCACACCCATCTACTGCTGCAGGTCCACGATGACTTTCTGATAGAGACGCCGCTGGACGGCATACACGAGGTAGCCGCCGCGGTTGAGGAGATCATGCTGGACGTACCCAGCTGGATCAGCGCCCCGATGGCGGTGGACGTTAAGATCGGCACGCGTCTAGGGGAGATGCTTGATGACTGATAACCGCTATGTTCAACTACAGCCGTACTTGGTACGGTTACCCGAGATGCTCGAAGGCCTAGCTAGCGCCCTCGATCACCTGGACTACCTACAGCTACTGATCGATACCGCCGATGACCAGCATAAGCACGGTTTAGCGTGTGAAAACCTGGCACTCGCCCAGGCTGGTGCCCAGCGCATCGCCGCTGGTGTCCAGCGCCGCCTGTCTAGCGTCCACCAGATACTAGACCTAGCACCTACCGACTTACCAGAGGAGCACAAACCATCATGCAACAGCAACACCCCGCCGTCCTAGCTATCATAGGTGGCCAGTACGGCAGCGAGGGCAAAGGCAACATCGTTAAGTACCTAGCCCAACAGTACGACGTACACGTCCGGGTAGGGGGACCCAACGCGGGCCACTCCTTCAAACACCAAGGGCGCACATGGGCCATGCAGAGCGTGCCGTGTGGGTGGATTAACCCCAAGGCTACGCTCATCATCGGGGCCGGAGCACTAGTCGACCCCAAGCTCTTAGTGCAAGAGCTAGACGCTATCGCCGAGGTCGACCCCACCATTTACGAACGCGTGCGGGTCGATCTGGGGGCGGGCATCATCGGGCACCAACACCACGCCGAAGAGGGTGGCACGCAAGGCGAACTGCACGCCCGCATCGGGTCCACCGGTGAAGGCGTAGGCGCTGCGCGTTTGGATCGTATCCGGCGCAACCCGGACCATTTTAAGCGCATGCGCGACGTCGCGTTCGATCACACGCTTGGTAACGGTTGGGCGCTGCAGAGTATCCTACTTGACACCGCCCAATGGCTGCACCAGGCCCGGCAGGCCAACAGCCGCATCCTGTTAGAGGGCGCGCAAGGCTTTGGGCTGTCCTTGATCCATGGCCACTGGCCCTACGTCACCAGTAACGACACCAACGCGGCCCAGTTCGCCGCCGACGTCGGCCTGCCCCCGCATGCCGTAACCGAGGTGGGCCTGGTGATCCGTACCTACCCGATCCGGGTCGGTGGCAACAGCGGGCCGATTGCCGACGAAATCAGCTGGGAAGAGCTAAGCGCCCGGGTAGGCCGACCGGTGCTGGAGCACACCACCGTCACCAAGAAAGTTCGACGCGTGGCCGAGTTTAATCCGCGCCTGGTGGAACACGCCATCCGGGTCAACGGCCCGCATTGGTTGGCGCTCAACTTCCTGGACTACGTCAGCCCAGAGGACGAGGGCAAAACCCGCTGGGACGACCTGAGTGAAAAAGGGCGGGTAGTCGTGCGCCAGATAGAGCAGGAGTTCGATCTACCGGTTCTGTTCGTTGGGACCGGGGGGCCAGAGTGGTCGATCGTTGAGGTGCCGCATGTCAGCGCCCGAGATTAAGGCCATACTAGACGAGCTAGACACGATGCTAGGCGGTAAAGGCCGCGACTACTCGCGCGACAACATATACCACCTCGGGCTACCCGGGGTGGCTATGCGCCTAACCGACAAGATCGTGCGCCTGCGTAACCTGGCTCAAAACGGCCAACAGCCGGACAACGAGAGCCTGGAAGACACCATCAAAGACATCGCAGGCTATGCCGTCATCGCCCTGTTGGTGGCCCGGGATGAGTGGCCCAGCGACACGGTCATGGTGTACCTGGCTGGGCCGATCGACGACATCGACGTAGTAGATGGGGCCTGCTGGCGTGATCAGGCTGAGCAGCTACTAACCCAGCGAGGGGTGGCCTGCTTTAACCCACTAACCGCCTATGAGCTGCCCGACTTGAAAGACGTACACCAGGCCATGGCCCAGGCGGTTAGCAGCATCAACCGGGCTGCCATCCAGCACTGCACTTTGGTGCTAGCCAACCTAAAGGGCCCGGGCCGGGGCTTCGGTACTATCCGTGAGATTGAATACGCCCGCGCACTGGGTAAGTCGGTGATAGTGATCGGATCATTAGTTAGCCTAGAGGCGCACGACGTGGTGCAGGTGCCCGATCTCCGGGCTGCGGTCAACTATATCCTGCACTGCAGGCTGACCGACCAAGACCTGGCTGCGCTAGAAGCCGAGTTCTTGTCCAGGATGGACGATGACTTGCCCTTCTGAAAGCTCGGTCGTGCGGGCCATCATACGGGCCATCCAGGATCAGGGGGCCGACGCTACCAAAAACACCGGAGTGTATACCGAACGTGGACGCCCTGATCTGTTTGCCTGCTTTCATGGTCGGTTTGTGGCGATCGAGGTCAAGACCAAGGAGGGGCGGCTAACGCCCCTCCAGGCCGCACAGCTTAAACGTTGGCGGTCGGTGGGAGCTCGAGCCGGGGTGGCCACCAGCCCCGAGGAAGCGCTGCGGATATGTGGAGATGTACTGCCCTATCCTTGCCCACATTGTGGCAGTGCCCTACGAGTACTGGACGAGCTCAACCCACGCGACCCGTTTGAGGTAGTGCTGCTCTGTGAGCAACGATTGCACCGGGTCGTCACCACCGAACAGCAGTTATACCGGAGTAGGCCATGACACCGCCCCGCTGGCCACACCAGCAAGCCGCCCTGGATACCGCCGCTCAGTACGAGGCGTTTGGCCTGTTCTTGGACATGGGAGCCGGTAAGAGCCGGATAGCTGTCGACCTGGCCGACCGCTGGGACTGTAACCGGGTGTTGCTAATCTGCCCTAAGGGCGTGCTGTCGGTCTGGCCCGAAGAGGTGGTTCGTTGGTCGCGCCGTCCGTGGTACGTGGTAGCGCCCGACCAGCGTGACTCTAAAGGCAAAGCCGCCGCGTTGGCCAACCATGCCACACAGGCTTTCCAGCAACGCCGCCCACTGTGGGCCATACTCAACTATGAAAGCGCCTGGCGTCCGGTACTGGCGGCTACTCTGCGCTCTATCGAGTGGGATTTGTGCGTGTTGGACGAAAGCCACCGTATCAAGAGCCCCGGGGGCAAAGCTTCCAAGTTCTTCGGGCACCTGGGCCGCCGTATGCCTCGCCGACTGGCTTTGACCGGCACCCCGATGCCCAACTCACCGCTCGACGTGTACGCTCAGTTCCGTTTTCTGGCCCCGTGGGTGTTCGGGACCCGCTTTGAGGACTTCCGGGCTCGGTACGCGATCATGGGCGGCTTCGAAAACCGCGAGGTCATACGGTGGGTCAACCAGGGAGAGCTAAGCGAGAAGATCGCTAGCCTGTCGGTCCAGGTACGTACCCGGGATGTGCTGGATCTACCGCCCGAGGTGGACCAGGAGCGCTACGCCGTACTAGAACCCAAAGCCAAGCGGGTATACCGCGATCTGCACAAAGAGTTTATCGCCGGGACCGCAGCCGGGATCGTTACTGTCTCTAACGCCCTGACCAAGCTGCTGCGCCTGCACCAGATCGCCAGCGCTGGGCTACTACAGTATGATGACGGAACGCACGAGGTCATCTCTCGGGCTAAGCGTATGCTGCTGCGTGATACGCTGCGCGACTTGCCGCCCGGAGAGCCGCTGGTGGTGTTTTGCCTGTTCCGGCACAGCATCCAGCTCGTGCTAGAAGAGCTAGCCCGGGCTGGCCGCAGCGCCGCCGAGCTATCAGGAACACACCACCAACTGGCCGAATGGCAGAGCGGAATGTATAACGCCCTGGTGGTGCAGATCAAGGCGGGCAGCGAGGGCATCAGCATGACCCGGGCCCGGTACGTGCTATACTACGATTTGACCTTTGATCTGGGCGCATACCTACAGAGCCGCGCCCGCATCATGCGCCCTGGTCAGCAGCACGCCGTGACGTATCTCCACCTGTTGACTAAGGGCACGGTCGACACCAAGATCCACCGCGCCCTGCGGGATAAGCGCGCGGTGGTAGACGCTATTCTGGACGAACTGCCGTTTCCCGCAGAATAGCGCCGTACGCTATTCTGACGAACGACTGTTCTATTTTGGAATTGCGGTTTACAGAACGACTGTTCTATTTTGGAATTGCGGTTTACAGAACGACTGTTCTATTTTGGAATTGAGAACGTTTGTTCTAACGAATAGGCTAGGACGCTATTCCGAGCTCAACCGCGCTAAACACAGAATGGAGGCCAACATGATCATACGACGAGCGATGTCGCTCACCGCGTTAACCTGGGTGTATCTCGCCGTGGCTTTCGCGACGTTTACCCACACTACCTGGTCGATGGCCATCACGCTGCAGGGCGTCATGCCGGACGATACGATCGGTCAGTTGTGGTGGGGTTTGCAGGGCGTGCTGGGGGCCATAGCGATCGACGTGGGCATGATGGTCACTGCCCGGCGTTTATCCCATGGCTGGTCGACATCGATGGCCATCGCGTTCGCCATCGCCGCCGTGGCTAGCGCGTACACCCAAGTGCTGTATGCGCTGCACCACGCCAGCCAGTTCATGTATGCAGCCGGTGTCACAGGGGAATGGGAGTCCCGGCTAAACGGATGGGTTAACGCCCGGATCGTGCTCATGCCGATAGCTCTACCCCTGTTCGCCACCCTATACGCTATCGCTAACCGGGGCAGCGCCCAGCATGAAACCGACGTCGTCAAAAAGCTGCGGGCCGAGCTACGGCGCTACAAAGAGCTCGTAAACCAGTTACAGGAGGGCAGCCCCGGTGTGCTAGACGCGCCGCCCGAGGTACTGGCCCGGTGCTTTTACTCGCCCTACAAAAACAAGCTGTACGGACCCTATAAGACTGTTGCCGTGATGGAGTCCCAGCGCAAGGGGCATTTCACACTCATGGAACGGCAAGAGGTACCGCTGTTAACTAACGGTAGTACCCCGGCGGAGTAGGATTGACTTGTCTGTCAAAGTGAGTTGATTATGCTGTGCGTTAATAGTCTTGACTTGTTTGTCAAAGTGAGTTGATTAACACACAGAGCAATAGTCTTGACTTGTCTGTCAAAGTGAGTTGATTATGCTGTGCGTTAATAGTCTTGACTTGTTTGTCAAAGTGAGTTGATTAACACACAGAGCAATAGTCTTGACTTGTTTGTCAAAGTGAGTT